GTAATCGATCCTAAAGGGCTTCCACCTGTCTCGGCGGCATAGACATTAACAGCGCCTCCTGTTGGGCGACTGGTAATTGTAACGGTTGCCCCAACAACAGGCTGAAGATCGCTGGAAACGATCTTCGAAACTACATACGGAATAAAAACACGAAAAGCCATATCAACGATTACTCGTCGCTAATACCAATTACAGACCCCGGTAGCAGCTAAAATTCCCACCACGAGGCTTACAAAGGAGAAAATTGCGGCAATAGTTGCAAATATTATCTGATGCCGAGTAAGGCGACGGCCACGTAATGCAGCAGCAACCTGTTCTGATGTTGCCAAGTTACCTTCCATTCGTACGAGGGTCACATTTGCCTCGGCTACTTCTTTAGCTAAATCTGCGACCGATCCATTGATGGTTGCCAAGTGTGCTCCGTGCTCCTCAAGGACATGATCTACGTGTTGCTCGCGTAGGGCGGTAGAGACTGCGATCTTTACAGCAGCACTCTGATTTTCGGCGGCGAGTACAGCAGCTTTTGCAGTAGCCTCAGCAGCTAAACGGGTTGCTTCCGTGGCAGCACCCGCAGCCACATTGGCTGCGGTCTTAGCCGCATCAGTTTCATAGACTTTGTTCTTATCTTCTAGGGCGACAACAGCATCGTGATCAAGACCCACCTCGTTGCCCTGAGAATCTACGGGGGTAGCAATCATGTTTACTTTGCTGAAGAGGCCGTTTTTGCCTCTATAGCTTGACAGTTTAGAGCCTTAAGCCTGTATGGATCAAGGACGAGGACACCCGGAGACTTGTTAATCAGATTAATTATGAGGGCTTGGTATTCCTTGATGAATACGGTTTGCTGGGGGGTTAAGTTGCCGTCCTTCAAAACAATATCGATAGCCGCTGATCGAGCAGCTTGCATCGCTTTTGTTTTGGTTAGGTAAGTTTTGTCGTACTCTCTATTCTCGTTGATGGCCGTACACCATGTAGCCACATTGGCCACACGATTATGTAGTTGGTTTGCACTAAGCTGGTCCACTCGATTAATCGAGTAGAGCACGGCGACAACCAAAATCACATAGCCAACTATGGACTTGAATCGATTGAGGTAATTGAGGAGTTTCTTCATTATATAACGTGGCTCACAATGATGGCCAACTGCGTAACAATTAAACCAAGGTAGGGAATGAATAGAATATGATGACTTCCCACCCACCCAACTAATTTAGTCTTCATCGTCATCTTTGTCGTTCTTTTTGTTGTATGGGTTCTGATAACCAGCCGGATTAAAGAAGGCCGGAAGTCCCATCATTGAAGCAAAGAGAATCAATAGCTCCAAATTTGGGGTATGAATAACGAAAGTCTCGAATGCAACGCCAACCAGTCCCCCGACAAATAGGACATTTGCTTTGTTGAATATCTTTTTGAGTGTTCTTAAATTCATTCATGTTTGTTCGTGAAGGTTTTTTCTGAACATTGGTTACATCAATTATTTGTTAGCTAACGTCGATCTTAAAGTAAGATCACCGTCCGTAGCCTAATGTATGATGTCAACCTCTACTCAAACTCCTACATTACAAACATTTACTCTTGATGAGTTAGCTCAATTCACGGCTGAAGGGGTATTTGGGCCATCAGCTAGTCCAGACCTTCGAGGATTCTATGTAGGCCGCGATAACGTTCATGGCGTGCTCGCCTATCTCTTGAGCGCCGTTACTCTTAGCGTCAAAATAAATATGTTTGGATATGATGATGATCAGCTAGCCCAGATCCTAACGGGCCTCGTTGAAGACCCCAAGGTATTTGTCCAAGTTACGCTCGATAAGTCTCAATCGGGCGGCGTTCACGAGAAGACAATCCTCGCCTCCCAAGCTGCTGCTGACCCTGCCGGATTCGCTGCCGACTTTGCTATTGGTGAGAGCGCTACACATCAGATCTCCCATACCAAAGGAGGCGTACTCGATGGATTGGTCGGATTTGAAGGATCAACCAATTGGAGCGCCTCTGGAGAGGGCACAGGCATAGGTTTGCGGGGTACAGCCAACCAGCCTGGATTCAAAGCACAGAACAATACGCTTTGGGTCACAACCAACCCATATGAGATTGCAAAGTTCAGCGCTCGATTAGACTATGAGCACGCTGTGGCCAAGGCTCAGCAAGCTAAAGCTCAATCGGCTCCCTAGCCACGCAACCCGAGAGGTACCAGAACGTCACGCTCAAAGAGTCGAATACGGCAACGTGTACGCGATACATCTATTCTCCCTCGTCATAACGAAAGCGGCCATAATCATTCCAGACTTCAATCTCTCGCCACTTTTCAAGAAATAAAACTTCTTGTTCAATCGTCATCAAACCCGCATGTCTCAATGAGGCAGTCAAACCGGGTGCCCAATATACTGGTAATTTTGGTTTCCTAAGTGGTCGTTTTGTGGAAAATTTCATTTTGGTAATCATCCCTCATTCACAAATTGTCTATATTGTTCAAAATCGAATTTCTCACTGGTTAGCTGGCTCTGCAAATTCTCGTTAGTCAAATATAGTTGCTCAATCTCGCGCCGAGCATAGTTAAGTTGAGATTGGAGCCGCTTGATCTCATCTTCCTGTTCTTTACTCATTAATTCTCAGCCTCATTCAACCAACGCTCCACCAATCTGAATACTCGTCGGGAGCAAGACGATGGAGAACATGCTGCTTCACAAACGATTGAAGAACGTGAATCGCCCCAATCAACTCGTCATCGTTATATTTAAGTTGAGTGCCATGCTCATCCATATTTTGAATGGCAAACATCGCCTCGATGATTAAATTCCAAGCTTTGGTTTCCCTCTCAGTGTGAAAGTTCGAGGATGCCACAAGACGGCTGGGATAATGCTCCCGCCAGTCGGCCTCATCCCAAGACGGCTGGAGTACCTGTTCGTTGAAGGGATTCTTGATCGAATCGGCCTTCTTCACCAAATCCTTTTCGTTAATAGCCCAATAGTCCACCCCACCAGCAGGATCATCAAAGTCAATTAGGTATTGGTGTTTGATTTCTCTCACGGTACCAACATTCGCCCCATGATAGGGATGATGCCAAACTACCCGTTCTCCCTCTTTGAATTCAGTCATTCTCTACTCCTCATATTTAAACGGCTCAAAGCCCACAAAAATAGATCCTTTATGAGCCGCAATGATAAGCTCGCCAACACCACTATCGCAATTATCGCAAAATAGACCAATGCTAATCCATTCGTTTCGTGTTCCTAGTGGACACTCATACTCGGAAGCCGGGTAAAGATGTTCGCATCCCTCTTCCTTCTTGAAATCCATATAAGGGGTGTGATAAGCGGGCATCTCAAAAGTAAGAGATGGCGTGCCACAGTAAGGACAAACAATCATTGAGCCGGGAAAGCCCGATCCCCCAAAACCTATTTTCTCCTGCCGCACAGCAATATCTGTTATATTGATAATTTTTGTCATTACTCTCCTTTTGTAAACTGTATCACAATCACATTGTCGCCCTTAAACTTAGTGCGAGCCGATAGGCCACGAGACTTCTTGGTACGATGAACAAGAGTACGAAATGATCGAGGATCACAATCGAAGTCTTCGCCACGAGTCAACTCATGAACTTCGCCATTGGTCCACTTTGCCCAGTCATAAACTGGTGGACGACCACGATGCTTAGGAAATTCTGTAAGTATCTTAGACATCAAACTTCTTCTTCCTTATTCTCTGGAACGTTTATGATTTTGGACACGGGCTGGGCTGGTGTCGGTCGCGCGTTGGGATTCGCAGCGATGCCAGCGAGGTATGCGCGTTTGGCTTGCCGGTACTCGCTGTCGATGCCGTTCGCGAGTCCTCGTAGCCATCTGGCGAGTAGGTGACGCATCACGAATCCTTTAATTGAAATGGCTTATATCTTGCTGGCTCATCATATGGGCCTCTATCGTCTATTGTAGCACACATTCTTTTAGCAGCCGTAGAATTCCACGAATGAATCTCAGGGGGAGCGCTAGGCCACACATTATGCTCAACCATCCAGTTCACAAAATCCATGCCGGAGCCATCTCGTGAATCACCAACGATCCATGCAGCTTGATCGGGCGTCCAATTTTCAGGAATAATCGCCCCGAGATCATGATCGAGCGACATGTAATTAATCTTATTTGCCCGTGCATATTTGATAGCCTGAGCTACAGTCTTAGCCCAATACCAAGAGTTGTTAGGCGGCTGCCTAACGTCATCTAACCATAGCTTTTTCATATCAGTTTTTTCTCAATCTTTTGTATAGTTTTACTTTGAATCAAAAGGACGGTCCATAAAGCTGCTGTAACGGCTCCGGCAATGGTTGAAAACGTATAGTGCAAATCAATATAGCAGATCACGAATGCCCACAACCAAAAGGCCGTCAAAGCACAAGTAAACGATGGTGGCGGCTGTCGCTTAAGAATTGCCGGAAGCAAAGCTAGCGAGAAGCAAATTGAGCCTATTCCAAAGATGATGTTAACCATTTCGAGCCACAATTGATAGCAGGTGTTTACCCTGCCATTGACCCTCAGCATTAGCAGCATTAGCAGCATAAGCAGCAGCATTAGCAGCAGCATTAGCAGCATCAGCATTAGCAGCAGCATTAGCATCAGCAGCATAAGCATAAGCAGCAGCATAAGCAGCAGCATAAGCAGCATTAGCAGCATTAGCAGCAGCATCAGCAACAGCAGCATAAGCATAAGCAGCAGCATTAGCAGCAGCATTAGCAGCATTAGCAGCATCAGCACGAGCAGCAGCATCAGCATCAGCAACAGCAGCATAAGCATCAGCAACAGCATCAGCAACAGCAGCATAAGCAGCATTAGCAGCATTAGCAGCAGCATTAGCATTAGCATTATTGCGCGCTGCTACTATCGCATTGCGGGGCCGCTTATCATCGGGAAAACAATCCTCGAAAAGATATAACACCCGCTCTGCAACATCACATGCAAACGTTACTAACGCCACTCGATCTAGTACACCAATCTTATGTACAAGTCGTATCTGTTCCCACGCAGATTTATCGCTTTGGGAAACATTCGCACCCCGAACCTCAACCTCATATAGTGCTAGTGGATATTGCGTAAGATGTGATGAAATCTGTGAAATTGTCGCAACATGATAGCCGCGTTTACATATCCTTGGATTAGCGATCTTAGGCGACCACTTGCCTGGGCGCTTTCCCTTTGGAAGGTGATCAGAATAATTACCAAAACCATAAGCTCCCAGGTTATTCTGATCTAACCATTTGTAATAAATCTCGGTCATTTCTACTACCTCCTCTTCAATTCGAGATTACAGACGTTCTCCATAGCCTGTGCTGCAAGCCCTATGCCTACAAGGGCTAGAACGTGATCGGTAAAGCCGTGGTGGATGTACCCGATTATCGCAAGAATCCAAGCCACGGTAGCTAGGGTGCCATAGAAGATCACCCAAACAAGGAGAAACCATTTCATTACTCATCCTCTTTCTGTACATACATTCCAAGGCCCGTAGTAAAGCCTCCACGCTCTTTGGCCTTTGCTGTAGCCACGTATTCTAGATCAGCAAACGTCTTCTTAAGATCCCAATCGAGGAGGGCCAGCACCACCTCATACACATCGGCCAATTCCTCTAATGACGGGTCTAGAATGTACTCAAGAGCCTCCTCAACAAGCTTCTTGCGGAGATCTTTCTTTACCTCATCCTGTGGCACAAAGTCATAGACCAAACTCCCGCCTTCTAAACCACCCATCTTGTCTCGGATGACCTTCACAAGGTATCTAGCCATGAGAACTCTCCACAACATCGCCCCATGCAGTCAAGACATAGTTGAGCACGGCATCCCTACGCTCGCGCCACTGGGTAGCCTCATCAGCTTCATGGTCCTTAGCAAGGCCATGAGCTTGCTGATGTTCGAAGAGAAGCGTTACGGCCTCTTCCAGGATCACATCATGCTCTTGTAACTTGGAGGCAAGATAGTGAACTCGATTCACGAGTCGCCCTGCACTCTGGAATGCCCCAACAAGATCCTCAGTATTAGCCATCAGCCAGCCACCAATGGAGTCAGCAGTCCCCAGTGAGTCACGGTCCACCAATAGGACCAGTTCTCTGCGTGTGCCCAATGAACACCCAAGGTCAGCCAAATGCTCCACCAGAGATCAGACAAAACGTAAGCGCCGATAAGGGTAAAGATGAACCCCAACACTACGCTACCACCAATTGAAAAGCTACGTACACGTTTCATTGTTTGCCTTAAGATTGAAAAGGCTAGGGGATTTCTCCCCTAGCCTTTGTTTACTAGACGGTCCAGCTTGTCCGACTCTTTGGCTCATCATCGTTGATAAGCCTCCAACCCTGTGCCTGTGCGAGCTTTACATGAGACTGCTTGCGGGACTTCACGCGGGCCTCAAGAGCTTCCCATTCGGCCTTTGTGGGATAACCAGCAATTACCTCATTATCCTCGATCTCCTCGGTATCGTCCTCATCATCACCAAAGAGGTACTCGTAGACTTCCTCATCGGTGGGTAGGTCTTCGCTATCGCTGAAGAGAACCGAGGTGTCATATGCTGCATCGACAACCTGGATCACTTCGTAGCGGCAGACACGGACCTTCTCCCAATCGCTGTCAGTCGGGACCGAAACCACGTCACGCGGGTTGATCCAAACCTCCAGGACGATGTTCGCAAAGCTTCTGGCATAACGCCAGTTGCCAGCATGGAGTCCAGTCGAGCAGCCCGTCGATGGGTCATGATGAACCTCAAGACGGGGCATCTCGACAATAGAGCCGGGGTTGGTGGGAATCCTTCCCGAAACAACCTCGCCATCTACGATAGCCTTTCCCCTGTGGATACTCTCATATCCGCCGTTCTCGCTTACCTGGACACCCTTGTAAGCCACGATATAGCCCTCATCTGTGATCGTGAAATCACGCTTTGCGAGCCAATCGTAAAGCTGCTCACGCGAATGGGGATGCGGGTTGTTTGCCACGTTCTCCATGAACTTCACGAGCGGCTGCCAATCCGAGACACCCTCGTTGATGAAACGAACAACCTGCTTTGCCAGCGAGTTATCAACCTCGTCGTTGTCGAAGTACAGACGACCGTTGGCGACGCTGACACGCTCTGACAGCGGCGCGAAATACTTAGCCGCAGTTGCAGCCACATCGAACAGCCCGATCAGATACTCATCATCACCCTCTGCGAGATCGAAAACAACCACATCCTTGATCTCTGCGTAATTCGGATGAGAATCATCTGCTACTAGCGGGTAAGGATGGCCCGAGATATACACCGTGATGTTGGTGTTCTCCCCATCGCTTACGATTGAATACTGGGGCATTTAGTTGCTCTCCTGTTCTGCCATGTAAGTGGCGTTGATATAGATTACCGAATGTGTTAGGTGGCTTGTGTTCAGTAGCGGGTACTTCTCCAGGGGGTTAACCCAGTCATTGTATTGTATCACACGATGGCCGGGGACATACTGGAGAACTTTGTTAAGGTTATCCAGATCATTAACAACGGTCTGATCCAGAGGAAGCGTAGCAATCTTGATCGCCTCCACAACATCAGGGTCCTCGATGTAGTCTTCAATCGGGCACCCAGCCAGATCCTTGAGAGACTGAATCTCCCACTGGCGAGTTGAGCGAAGAGCATATGCCTGCTTCTCTTCCTCGGTGAGCTTAGCTGCGACCTCCTGATAAGCGTTGATAGCTGCCTTTTCTACCTTGACGGCACCGGGGAAGTCTCGGCAGAACTTGTTGATCCGGTTGGGAGATAGCTCAACAACCGTCGCCGTTGGATAGTTAGTCTTCACATAATTAATAACCCTGTTCATAGCTGACTGGCGGTTATACCAGAAGACATCCTCCGACGTGTCGATATCCTTGGCTAGGAGTTCATCGTGGTAGCTCTGCTTCACCCATGCCTTGTAAGAACCGGTGAGCCGACCCGATACGAATGAGCGGGCTGTCTCCAGCTTGATCGAGCGGATATCCTCCCAGCTAACCATGTTCGAGGTATCGACCCAGCTAACCTTCATCGGCTGATTCGTCAGAACGTAGTAGGTCGGCATGAGTCCATTATCCTCAGAGTACTTGATGAGCTTCTTCTTGTGGCTCGGGGTAAAGGAATCATGGTCGTAGCCATGAATCAGAAGCCCGTCCACAAGAGTCTCCGCAGTCAGTGAGGGATAACGGCTAGCTGAGTTGAGCTTATGTGAGTCACGGGGAGCCACAATGATCCGCTCGCCAGCAGGGGCATCAATTGACTCGGGGATATCCTGCTTCTTGTAGCTAAAGGCAACCTTCTGGCCCTTGATGATGTTCTGCCATTCGAATGCCTTCTTGAAAGCTTCTACCGGGGTAGCAGCGGTATCAACGTCGGCCTGTGCGACAGCCACAAGGCTCTGAGTGATCTGATCCTTGAGGGCGTCAAGAGTAGCCTTCGTCTTCCTCGTGTACTGGAGATCCTCACGCGAGGGAGTGAAGTTGACATCACCAATGTTCACGTAGGCGATGACACTGTAGGAGGTGTTGAGGTTATCAAGGTTGAAGTAGGCGTCGTTTACCTTGTAAGGGACGCCACCCATGACAACAATATGCTCACGGGTGTAGTAACGGTCGTTCTTCTTGATGATCAGGGAGTCAGAGATCCTCATCCCCTCGATGCCCGTGGGGTCTTCCCCGTTCAGCAGAACCGTACCGGACTTCCAGTACTTGAAGAAGTTCTCTGCCTTCTCCTGAATGCTGTTGTAGGTCTTGGTGGGGATGATGATCTCGACACCGTTTGGCTCAACGGTCAAGTTCTCCTCAATCACTGTCATCGAGCCTGCCCCATCCTCATCCCGGCCAATGCTGACCATCGTGCGGACGCCATCCTTGATGCCAACGAGAGAGAACTGTGAGGTGTAAGTAAGGGCCGACTTGCAGCCAAGACCAAGGACACCGACCTGCTCGTTTGTCTCACGCTTAGTAGAAGCGCCGTACTTCGAGTAGGTGTTCACGATGTCATCGCGGTCCATTCCCACGCCGTAGTCCTTGACCTTGAGGTAAGGGGACAGAGTGGTAGGAGTAGTCACCTCAATCGGGCGAATCTGACCGGCCTCAACGTGAGAGTCGTAGGCGTTGGTGCTGTACTCACGGATGATTGCAAGCTCCTGATCCGAGTAAAGATCGGTAAGGACGCTCATCAGGTGGACGAGAGAGTTCTCATCGAACTTCATCCCGATCTTCTCGCCTGAGATGGTCCCTTGGACTTCAATATCGGAGCGGTCTGTGATCATGCAATTCCTTTCTAGTGGTTGCCTTGTAAGTACATTATATCATACATTACGTCACGGCGTACTACCGAACTGCAAAGTTCCCGTGGTAAATCTCACGCATCTCTCCGCCTTCAGCAAGGAGATAGTCTCGAAAGATAAGGTAGTCCCGAAGATGCTTCCCCGGACGAAGAGGATTCATTGCAATCTGATTTGCCGCTTCCTGCATAGCGACACGATACTCTTTAATACGCTGCTCTTTGGTTTTCATGACCACATTATATCATACTTTTAGTGATATCCCATCGGGGAGATCATAAAGCAACATCATATTGTCATACAGCGAGCAGAGAAGGGCCATACGAAGAAATAAACCATTCTTGGCTTGTTGGAAATAATATGCTCGTGGATCGTCATCAACGGCAAGTTCAATCTCATCGAGTCTTGGCAATGGATGCAAAATGATTGCATCCTCCTTCATCTGGTTTACAAGATCTAAGGTCAGAATAAAATCATGCTCGGTGGCTGTATCGGGACGCCGCTCCTTTTGAAAGCGAGTTACGTATAAAACGTCTAGGGTTAGAAGACCAGAATAATCTGGACCTCGAACTACATTCACATCATAATTTGCCAAAAGAGTCATTAACGAATTAACGGTTCGGCTGTAGAGGAAATCCCCAGCAAAGCCAATTTTGAGGCCATCGATTTGTCCTTTTGCCCGCCAGATAGAATAGAGATCAAGAAGCGCTTGAGTCGGATGTTCGGCTGCTCCGTCTCCGGCATTGATGATTGGCACATCAGAAACTTTGGCTGCCCGTTCTGCCGAGCCTGCTTCAGGATGACGAAGTATTATGCCCTGAGCATAACCGCCAATTACCCGAATAGTATCCTCCAAACTTTCTCCCTTAACGTGAGATGAAAACTCTCCGGCGTGCTCTGTGCTAATTACATGACCGCCGAGATTCTGAATAGCAGCTTCGAAAGATAGTCGCGTCCTCGTGCTTGGCTCATAGAAAAGAGTAGCCAAAGTGAGATCCTTAAGCGGCTTTAGAGTATTGATCTGATCTGGAAAAGTCTGTATTGTATCCGTCAGACTAAACAAATGGCGAAGATACAATTTATTGCTAAATTGGCTGGCTGACAAAATATGATTTTTTTTAATCACGTAGATTTGGTGTCAACAAATTCCTGATCGGCCTGAACAGATTCGGCCGTTTCGAGCACGACATTCTCTGGCGTTTCCTCTCTTGGTCTTTGCCAGTATGGCGTATGCAATAATTCGATTTGACCATCCTCATATCCTTCCCGGTGGCCCTCATCCCAACCATCTTGTTTGCCGTCTTCGTAACCTTCTTCGTAACCCTGATCGTAGCCAGAATGATATTCATCGTCTACAACTTGATAAAGAGCTTGTGTTGTGATAACTAAATCAGACATACTTTACCTTACCACATTAAGGGGATAAATATCAATAGGAATTCCCTTCTTGCGTGCCCGACGTATTGTGGCCCACGTACCGGAGCGCAATACCTCTTTAGATGTCTCGGGAAACGCGATAAGATGATCTGCCAATTCGATCATCTTATCGTTGCGAGCCATGTAGTTTGGGGAATTTCCTCCAGGGACAGAATCGAGTCTAATGATCTCAAAGAAATGCTCATGAGCGAATTTAACTATCTCTAGGTTATGGGGAGCAGCAGGGACAACAAGAACGTTGTGTCCCGGCGCATATGCATATGCGTAATAGGCGGCTAGGGTATCGACTCCTTTAGCTGCTCCGGTTACGACATTGAAAAGAACAGCGGTGCCCAAATTACGAATAACCTCGGAAACCAATTCGGAATGGCTCCTGCTCGTAGGCCAATTTGCTGTCCCCGTAAAGGCTATTGTCTGGGCATCAATCATCCAACAAGTGTAGCATACCTATCGACGCTTAACAGCAGGACCCGGCTTCTTAAGTTCGGGCCTCAAAACTAGATCGTTTCTCCAATGCCAAGCTGATACTCCGTGAGGTTCCATCGGGCCATTTTGTTTTGCGGGACCGGTGTAATACACGTTAACCAATCCTGTGGGATCGGTTCCAAGAATCTCTCCTACGCTACCTGCCGGGATGTTCATTGGTTGCCCTGCCCCGTGAGCTTCTGATCGACCCAAAGCCGTGCCAACATCATCGTATCTAAGGGACACGAGATTGCCATTGGCCCATGGATCTTCTGTGGAGACATCTGTATCACCAAATCTCCAAGAGGAAAAGGTCCCACCTGGCCATTGAATCGGGTTAAGCGGACTTGGTTGTTTTAATCCTGGTACCGAAATAGGATTGACCGGAGGAAGAAGAGGATTAGGAAATTGAGGAAGAATCTCATTGCCCGGAGGAGCAGGATAGTTAAGGGGTTGCTCTGGCTGAATAAGTTGAGGTGGTTCTAATCCTTCTCCAGGAGCCACTTGCATAGCAGGAGGAGCAGAATCAAATCCTCCTGGTCCACCTTGAGTAGGATCGGCTGTTCCTGGCGGAGCATTGAACGGAGTTGGCTGCGTGGGGAGACTAGGATTAGATGGATCAAACTCCTCATCGAGCGGAGTAGAAAGAGCCTTCCAATACGCAGCCAATGCGTGACTACATACACGATCTTCATACTTCTTCCATTGACGGGTTCTACCGTGACTGAATTGTGCCCATGGGCAGTCACAAAGCCATTGAGTGATGACAGACGAGTTAGGATCGTCACGCGAAAACTCTGTTTGGTGGCTACCATGATCCCCCTGTACTTGGGCTACCACATTGTTGACGCTATTGCGAAGGATCTGGACAGCACCAGATTGTATGAGTCGCTTGGCTTTGGCCATAACGTCTGTCCAACTTCCATACTTAAGTGCAGCCGTGTGAAACTCCTCATCTTCAAACATGTCGATAGGCTCATCAGGATCTCGATCCATATCATGAGCGAGACAGACGTATCGATCAGCCAATTGAGAACGAACTACACAATGAGCGAGATAACGATCATCAATCGTTCCCCCTTCAGTAGCAATTATGACTTTCCCCGGCTCTATCTCAAACCACTCGGTTTCTGTTGAGCCGATCTTCTGGTGAGTAGGCGGCAACTGAGGTGGCTCAGATGCGATCACTAATTGAACATAATCATCAAACCATGCTTCCTCGTTTTGTGTCGCGGTTATATTGCTGAAATCCATACATTCCTTAAGATGTAGAAAGCCCGTGCCATCAAAGAATCATAGCACGGGCTTAACTACAAGTAGGGATGGGTATTTGGATCATATCCCTTCATAGGCATCACCTCCTAGAATTCGTCGTCTAGATATCCTTCGTCTTCGTCATCGTCGGCAAAAACATCTTCGAGATAGTCCACATCCTCGGATTCAATCTCGCCATACTCGCCATCCTCTTGGGCGCGGGTAAGCCAAGCATCAAGCTCATCTCGATCTCGTTGACTATCGCCCCATCTATCGCTCATTCGTAAACTCCTTTTCATGATGTTTTACCCATGCAAGCACAGCAAAGAGAGAGGTGTTGCTGTGGACCACCCTTTCCTTGCCATACCAGTCAGCCAAAACAACCCAATGATTATTGTATCTATTGGCCATCGTTACAATCTTCATAGCCACATTATACCAAATCTAGTTAATTGGCGTAATCCTTCATATGATCAATTATCCACTTGTTAATTCGCTTTAGCGCTGCTGACCTCGCTGCTGACTCCGCTGCTGACCTATTCTTCTCGCTAGGATCAGCTAAATATGCTTTGGTCGCTTCAATGGCCTTACGTGGTCGATCATCGTCGGGATACAAATTTTCGTAATTCTTTAGCACCAACTCGGCGGCGAAGATTGACAAGGCTACACTATCCTTTTGCTGCCACTCATACGCCTCAATAATACGCATATCGGAGGAAACTTCCTTATCGCCTCCCTCAATAATCTTCCCTTTGATCTCAACCTTGGCTAAAACTTTACCACATACATAAGTTAGTGCATCCAGGGGGACTCTTTGAGCTATGCAAACCGTTTTGGCACAAAAATATCTCGCCATCAACGTGCTCCCATTTCCCAATTTCCCAAGTTAAATCACCACTCTTTGAAACAATCTTTCCGTCCTTTCAGGTTTAGAAACTTATATCTAGTTTTCATCCTCTTTGTATATCACACATGGATGCCGCATTCTGTTTTGTCTATTCCGGCCCATCTTCCCTCTCGACCCAAACCAGGGATAGTACATGGGACGCAACCAATTGAGTCATAGCCGCGATCATGGAGAACGTTGTAAGGAAGATCGTGTTCATGGATGTAATCCCAAACATTTTGCTCCGTCCAATCAGCTAAGGGAGCCGCCTTCCAAATGCCCCGGCTATCGACATCAAGGAGTTGGATATCTGATCGTGTTGGCCCCTGTTCTCTTCTCAACCCGGTAATCCAGCCGTCTACGTTTTCGAGAGCTAGATCCAATGCGGCAACCTTCCCTAGAGAGCAACAATGATCCTTGTCCCATTTGCCTGCGGCCATATAATCTTTAATCCTAATATCGTATCGGGCCTCAATTTCTGTCCAGACTTGGTAAGTCTCGGGAAATAGCTTGCCCGTGTCAATAGTAAAAACGGAAATCTTTGGATCGATTGATAGAACCAAATCAATGAGAACAGAATCCTCTTTCTGAAACGAGCAGGCCAGCACAAGACGAGGGGCACAATACCTCGCCTCTTGAATAACCTCCTGTGCTGATTCAACCTTGTTCGTCATAATAAGTATGGAGATCCTTTAATGGTCCTACATCAAATTGTAGACCAGGATGCTCCATTTGTACAGCCTCGGGTGAATGTGCCACAGTAATATGGGGTTTATACCCTCCTTCAAATCTAGATACCGGAAGGCCACGAGCTTCAGCCTCATCCATTAGTGCCTCTGTATGCTTTATGAGATCGTCATTGTGAACTCGGAGCACTACAGGGTGGGGACGCCCTTGTTCCATCGGGGTAAAGGCATCCACGCTTTGAGTAGCAACCGGATAGGTTAAGCCACTTCTTTGTTGAACCCATTGCTGATGCTCGGGATTAGAATATCCACTGGGACTATAGATGCCCGTTACATGATAACGGTCTGGTCGAGCAAATTGTGTTTGTTCTGGCCATTGTTGATTATGAGTCCACTCGTTGATTTGTTGTTTAATATCGTCGGGTACCATGTAACTTGGGGCAAACCAATCTCCCTTTGATTGCTTAGCAGAAGCAATGTGAGTCCCTGTTAACTCGGCCATCTTCTCTAGAAGTCCACGTTGGGCCAAGAACTTATAGAGCACATTAGATTCGGAAAAGTCCCCCTTACCAGCAGCTTGATCTCGTTGTCTCTTAGCATGAATCTGATGGTAGAACTGGATTGCCTTATCCGGCTCATAACGAATCAATCGCTCAAGCTTATCAGCACTGAGGAGCGCCCAAGTATAGAATGCATTCTCTTCTTGCTCTACATTGTGGACTCGGGCGTGCTCAGGAGGCACAATCCACTTGTTAGCATCTAGATCGTAGCCCGATCTCAATCCCGGCTTGTACAAATCCTCAGGAGTAATCCCCTTGGGTACAACATAGTCCTGCATAGGAAATGGTGTACCGGGGAGTTTGGTGCCGTCTACCTTTCCCACCATTACCCCAATCATCTCAGCTCTAGACCATTCGGGAAGGACCTCATGATTGACGAATAACGAAACATCTACATCGGACTCATCCGAATACTGAAACGTAGTAAGTGAGCCTGTTAAAACAAGGTGTAGCCATTTCTCAATGTCAGTGTAACCCGCATCTTTGAGAGCGGCGTAGATCGTTCTCTTGATCCAGTTCAGGTGTTGGGGCTTCAGCTTTGGCTCAGGGGACTCTGGATCATCGAAGACGCGAGGATCTAAACCAGCATGAGCCGGGTCGAGAATGTTAGCTATCTTCATCTAAGTTTTTGTTGTAGTAGGTGATCTTCCTATTACTCTTTATGACGCCGACACACAAAACGTTATCAGGTAAAGCAACCGAATATACATACTTCCCTTCTGGAAGGGCAGATATCAAATTCTTATCGGACATATGAATGCTCTCCGCGACACGTAGTAATTTTCTCCCACACATATAGTTTATGTGATACGGCTCCTCGACCACGACATTGAATACCGGCCTCTTCTACAGCATCTCGCCACGAAGGAAAGTGTTGTCGAACAAGCCATACAGAAGGATGATCTCCTGTTATAACACTCCAGTCTTTAATGAACGGTCCCTCTCCATATAGTTTATTCCATCTGCGCATAGCATTTAGAATTCCCTCTTTAGACCACTCCTTGCTGTACTGGTTGTGCATTTGCATATTCCTTGGCTCGTTGGAGCAACGTATCTCGTTGATTTAAGGTGGGATCATCAATCACATCATTTGTTAAGTTTCTTAACACTTGACCCACCTGTGGTCCAGGTGGCACACCTAATCCAAGTATATCATTTCCATTAATGGATAGGGCAGATTGTTGAGTTGGATCTTGAGCGGATCGAGACTGTTCTACCAATCCTCGCATCCTCTCCACATCCGTTATCCCGCCATCGGGAGCTATGACACCAATGTCATTTCCCTTGCCGTCAACGTCAGCATTACGAAGAGCGAGAAGATCGTCAGCGTTATCCCCTACTCGATTGAGAAACTTGCGTGCCCCCTTGGGTGTATTAAATGCTGGCCACATATGCTGCTCGACAAGCGATTGAATTCTGTGAATGCGAGAGTTAGGGTAACGAAGCTGTCGCAAACGATCCCCAACCATTTGGGCACCCAATGTTTCGTGATCGGCTCCCTGATGATTTGGTCCCTCATAGTAATGGTTGTATCCCGTAACCGGATCTACCCATGCACTATTGGGCTTACCCACATCATGAAGTAGGGCGGCCAATCTAAGATCGGGATCGGTTGAATTGCGGCTTATATGATCGAGCACATTGAGTGAATGATCTCCAAGCGAGAAATTGTGATGAGGATTATTCTGATCAAAATCAAAGTTGTGTGCTAGCTCAGGAAGTAGCTGATGAAGCACTCCTGTCTCTTGGGCTAGACGAATGGCTCCAGCCGGATTAGGAGACTGAAAAAGCTTATCTAGCTCTCGCCCTGTGATGTCAGGAGACTCGCCACCAAGCTTAGATGCGTTCTCTGTCATCTCTCGACGGGTACGCTCATCCGGAACAAGTCCGTGTCGAGAGGATGCTACCAAAGCACGCACTAAACGAGTAGGGTCCTCTTCAAACGAAGAGGGATGGGTCGTTCGCAGAGTCTTACGCTCAATGTCCTTAGCTCCACCAAACGGATCAATTAACTGACCGTTATCTAGGTTAACGGCCATTGAATTGACCGTGAAGTCTCGACGCTCAAGATCCTTCTTAATTGGCAGCGTATGATCGACTGTAATCTGTCCCTCTCCACGGCGACCACTCTCGTACTTGTCTTGTCGTGGCAGAGCGATCTCCACTTCCGATCCACCCGTGTTGTATCGGTAGACACCAAACTTCTTACCCGTGAGGTTAACAGAACCCTTGACCTTACTTAGAGCGTGTTCAACCTCTTCTGGAGGAAGTCCCGCAACCATAAGGTCGATATCCTTAGGCTCTCGCTGAAGTAGAGCATCTCGAACAGCCCCACCTACAACATAGACTTGACCACCGGCCTTCTTAAGGGTTTGGTAGGCACTCCAAGCAGCAGGATCGGTGGTTGCCAAAGTACGGATATATTGACCAACGCTCTGTGAAGCGGCAACCTTGGTTGTATTTCCTGCGGCATCTCTAAGTTCTACGCTTGTAACCTCCATTTGTGGATGTGAATGATACCATAGATCGAGCATGTGTCGCACCGAGTAAGGTTGATCCGTCATATTCTGAATCGAAACCTTTCCTCCCGGAGCATAATATCCCTCTACGATTCCACCAGGAGTAAACCGGCCACTAATCGGATGAGTAATATCTGATGTCTTTGTTCCGGGGTGGCCAATTGTGATGTGATCTTGTTGAACATCAAAGATGAAGGGAATCTCGGCCTCGATCATGTCCTTAGGATCTGAGCCAGCCGAGTAAACCCACTTCTGGCCTTTGACATTAACAAAGCCCAATCGCCGCATCACTCGTTCCCCTCCTTCCGAACCAGCATGAGAGTAGACGTTTGGGTGATACTCGATTACCTTCTGGGTCATCGTCAATCCAAGTCCTCGTCCAGGGACGGCATGGATCATGATGATCTCGGTCTTGTCACCATCTGGTCGGACACAAGTGTAGCCTAATAGCTCACCATTATCATAGCCTCCGTAAAAGATTAGGCCGTCATCTCTATCGTATCCCCATAGTTTTGCGTACAATTCAAATCCAGGGACGACAGAAGCCTCACGGAAGCTAGCAAGCGGAATTGCTACAGGCTCGGAATTGTGTCGATGTGCTGGAAGCGGATCATCTATTTCTCCCGGTCGAGGGAAGTGTCCATCCTCGATTGGATCAACATCAGGATGATGGTTCTGAACGTGCAACATATACTCGCCAAACGAGTCTAGAGGAATGTTGCAAGCGGGACAGCTAAAGTTTGTATCAGGAGGAAGATCTGTTTTCTTCTCGGGTTCCCAATTAGGATCAATACGATTGAAAGTCTCAAGACCCTCTTCGTTCTTGATCTTATCGTTAAAGTCTGTCTCCGTTCCAGGATACTCGGCTAATTTGTATCCAAAGTCCTTGGCCCAATCCCTAAGTCCCTCGGAGTAATTATCGTCGGCCAATGATCCCGAGCGTATTTTTGCCACTCCTCCTGCCACGTCAATAATTCCTGCAAACCTCTGTAGGGGTCTTTCGGAAAGAACCAAACCCTTGTTCCACGAGTAATACATTCGCCGCTTAGGGCCGAAAAGATCTTGTCCTTCGATTCCATCAAATTGCCAGCCGACTTTTTCTCCGTAGTCTGTGAAGATACTTGCGAGTCCTCTAAGCCCCGTATTAGTTGCAACGGTCCATCTGGCTCGTCCTCCTCGTACAACAAGTAATCCCGTGGCAAGCGGCCCATTATAATCGGCCGAAACTCGCGCCAAGTTGTGTAACTCCTCGATTGAGTGGATAGGGGAGACGTGTAGTTTACCGTTTGCCCAGAAGTATTTGTACTGTTTGATTTCGTCGTCATTTTCAGGTACCCATGGTTCATCGTGAAAGAATTTTTGATTCATGTCCTCTACCGATTGAGGGGTCGAACCAGGATACGGATCGGCTCCCATCAGATCGGCAGTCTTATGACCGGCAAGAATATTGTCTGCTCGCTTTGAAAACAGTTTAGCACGCGGAGTCTCCGGTGTGTCGGTTTTCACTCGCAGATCTTTGAAGAGACTATGAGAGGTTCGCTTATAGAGAACTGGCCCCGGCTCAGATCCATGCGGATGGGCATCGCCAGTAAGATCTACGGCGTATGTCTTGTCAGGAGACACCCAGAAATAGTGACCGTTCTTCACGCCAACATAGCCACCCCAATGCTTTGTCAACCACTTGCTCGTGACAAAGCATTGGCCATGAGCCAGATTAGGATGACCGGCAAACTTCTCGTGCCTAGTATCATCGCCCCAGGCAGCCTCAGCAGCCTTACGAAAGGTTGTTAGTTTATCTTGGCTGAGAGAGGTTGGATCAAAAGACATACCATATATTATACGTCTAGAATGGCGCGTCTGGATGTATTTGACCGAATGACGACTCGGGAACTCCCTCACTAACTCCTACCGGGGAAGGATTATGTGGGTCCATATACGGGTTTTTGAAGGGAACCTCAGCTATTAGGTGCTGTGCCATATTCGACCGAAACGTCTGCACCTTAGGCATCTCACGAACATAAATGTCGGCTAAGTTGTTGCGAAAATTAAGTAGAACGAGAATGCCTAGAACTCCCTTTGTGCCGAGAGTAGCTGCGTGCTCATCTTTTCGTGCCTTCTCATATACGTCACCGGGAATCCAACGATGATTTTTAGCATCCATCGAGAGGGTCTTTACCTCAATGCCCCAGTCCTTTGTTGCCCCATCTAGAGGGGACTGACCGGTTGACCCGCCAGAATGCCACCAGACGATTGGACCGTACCCAGGAAGCTCACCCATATGTTCGACTAGATCCTCTCCGATCTGCCCAATCTCGCCCACCGTCAACCCAGAAATGGAGGTCCCTCCACGGTACTCGTCGTAGTTGTGTTGAGCCACTTCCTCAGGGACAGCTAGAGAAGGAAGCTCGTGAACTAGGTTATAGGACTTGTGACAAACGGGACACGTATAGTAGCCACTAGAATCCTCGGCTATCTTGACCTGAGCCTCGGGACTGATCCAAAAGGTACACGGACCCGTACCACGATTGTTCTGAGTGTAGCAATGGACGTAGCCCTCTCGCTCAATCAGTTGCTCCGTTGTGGGGTCAGTTGCGTTAATCCCGTCTTGTAACGTCAGAATCATTTTTGCTCTCTTGATATTGGGGCATCTGGTCACCGTCACAGAACGGGCAAAAGACAATCGTAAGCTTGTGATTTAGCGTCCGCATAGGAAGCGCGACTAGAGTAATTGGCGGCTTATCTCGCTTTATCCACCTACCCTTGCAACTTGGACACGGTTCTCCTGCTTTAGGAAAATTACTCGTCATTGAGCGTCTTTCGCGTTAACGTTTCCATGTTTTGAGCCGCTAAATAGGCCACCTGTAAATTGAGAATAGCCCTCAACTTTTCTTCCTTCTCCAGAGTGATAACGTTGGGGACAATTATATCTCCCCGGTGCTCTAGGGAGAGAATGATGAGAGCGTCTGTATCCTCAAGCTCCTTGGCAATCTCTCGAACCTTCTCTAGGTATTCGGAGTTGATCACATCCTCTTTAGGAGCCTCTATTTGGGGTTGTTCACCGCCCTTTATGGCAGCAACAATGTTCTGAGTAAAACCGGCGACTAGCTCTTGAATTTTGTCTTCGTTATTTTTTTCTGTCATCGCTTTCTCCACTATATCAAAGTGTGATTCAAAGGTCCAGACATTATCTAAACCGTTGTATGCCCAATGGTCTTTGTCCCATTCGATAAAGACCTGGGGATAGCCAAATTTGGGATCTCTTTGTCGGCCCCTGATCCATCCCTGATTCCCTGCACAAGCCAAACCACCATAAAGGGTTCCGTCAATTGAATCTTTCAACTTGACCTTTGAATCGATTGGAATTTCGAAGTTCATCTCATCCATAATCAGGCTCCTTTATTGGTTTATAGGGCTAATCTCCCTCACACTTTTTGAAAGAGATACCGCGTATAAAAGAGGTCCTAGAAGTCGAACTCTGGAATATCATCGTCCCCCAAAGCAACGTCCCTCAAGTCGGCCCAATCTTCTCCGCATTGGCGTCGTAACTTCCTCTCCTCTACGGCTTGATGATCACTTAGAATCCTTGCAAACCTGCGGTCCATATCCGCAATGAAAGAAGGATCGAAGTCATCCTCAAATATGCTCATTGTGTCTCTCCTATGTAAGTAACGCTATGATAACCCTCCAACGGGATATCCGCCAGAGCCTTCTCGTACTTTGCGATCATCCTAACCATTACGCTGCCAGGAACCGGCTGTATTCTCGCCGCGTTCCTAGTAACAGCCTGAGCAAGATTTGTAAAGACCACAAGATGCTTCTCGGCATCATTCTTCTCGGCCACATTTCGAAGCTGCTTCCTAGCATCAGAATCGAGAGCCGTTGAGTCAGCTACAGCGATTCCGTCTTCCCTGTTGCGAAGAAACATCCCCAACAAAGTATGGAAGATATCAAACACCTCGTCATTGAGGGTCTGATCATGCTGGTTGCCCGAGAGCGACTTACGAATGGCGTCGGTAGATACTTGAGCCTCCGGATACCAGAGGTTTGCCCAAGTGCTCTTGCCACACCCCGGCAGGCCAACCAGTATGATTAGCTTACGATCTGCGTGCATAGCTATAGTCTAGCAGATTACTTCCGGATGTATTCGCCAATTGAGTCTCGAAGGCGATATAGGATCTCAATATCCGGCGATTCTGAAGCGGATGCGCCCATTCGCTTTGCGCGAGCACTACGAGAATCGTTCCTCATCTCCTGAATCTCAGGGATCAAGCCGTTGATCTCAGCATACCAATTCTCAAGGTCGGCAGCAGCTACGGGAGTGCCGTGCGTTTTGGGATCAATCGCGGCCCTACGTAGGTCGTTTCCAATTTGTGTCAACCTATCTCGAAGCCGATCGTTATCGAAAGAACTGTTAGGGGGAAAGGTGCTCATCCTTCCCCCCCATACCAATCAACCCCTTGGGGATCTCCCCGGCTATCGATGATCGTAATTGTCTCGTCAGCCATCCTTGTTTTCCTCTTCTACTAGATATCCAGAAATGTGACCCAATCCTCGATTAATATTCACGAGAAGCCGTGTATCCCGCGATTCATCTTTACATTCTCTAGCCGCCTGATGTACCTGATCGGCAGTTATATAAATTCGACACCAATCTAGGGCGTTATACACCTCTTCAAGGTGCTGTCTTAAAACTACTATTCTGTCAAGTGGATCGGCCATTAGAGACTCCCCTCGATATAAGGTGGCTCCAAAAGTAAACCCTTCTTGACCAACCAATCTGCAAGTCCTCTCCAAGTTGGAGCAAGAAAGATGTTCTTGACATCCGTGAGTGCCCGATTATATTCATACATCAAGGCTAGTCCCCATCGTCGTTCGCCATGCCAATCGGGATCATACACAAACTCAATCAGTGTACGGGGCCGATCATCAATGATGTACTGACACTCTCTAAGGAACGGCACCTTAGAATCCATCTGACAGTGGACCTGTACGCCGTCATGAATAGGAAATCCGCTCTTTTCCAACCATTCACGAGTAGCTACGGCGGCTTCAGGATCACGGTTGGACACATAGACCAAAGGATATCCCTCACTATGAAGAGCTTGAAGTGTTTCAACCGATCCGGCGAATGGCGTTTGTTGAAGGATGACTTCTGGCTGATGGCATATAGCAATGACATCCATCCAGACATCGATACCGCAAACATCAGCCGGGGACCGCCACTCTACCCAAGAATGATATGCGCCCTTTTTTAATTCCTTATTGCCCGTTTCTTGGGCCAATTGTAAATAGGCATTACGAGCAGCAGATTCGAAATCGTAGAGAATCGAGTCCACATCGATAGCGAATTGTGGACGGTCCTTTACAACCGAAAGATGTCGCGCCTTAGGCAAGGAGTTGTTGGAGGGATCGCTTAAGGGTCCCGCGAAGATCCCTAATTGTTCCGTCGTTGCTAATGACATAATCAACTAACTCCCTTGGTAGTGGTTTTTCTGATACATGTGTATCATCGTGTTCTATTCCGGGCCTTTGAATCTCCCAAACTCGACCTCCAGCATATCTTATCGCTTCTGCCTCATTGGGGAAGCGACAATCGGTTATGACAAGAATCGGGTTCAAGCCCTGAATTCCTAATTCGGCAAGATCCTTGCGGCCGTAATAGTGGTCTGTATGAGGATCGGGAATTACCGCATCGATCCAAAAATCGTTATTGAAGACGTCTCGATGAGCCTCAGTTCCATAGAACTGAAGATACTCGCGGCCCGTTATTTCCGTATACTGGTCCCCTACGGTTATCCCGATTGATCCATGTTCCTTCAACACATTCGCAAAAGCAATTGCGGACATTTCATCCGGAAAATACGAACCACATATAGCCCGAATTGCACTGATCTTTAGCCGATCAGCAAAGGCATCTCGAACGGCTACAAAGGGATACTTACCTTCTGTCAAGATGTCGCGTATCTGTTGATAAGACGTATCCTTGCCGCTTTGAGCAAGTCCACTTAAACCGATAATCATACTTCCTCCTCAAGGGGAACGACCAGACGTGTTACTTCGCGCCCGGATTTTGCAATTCTAGTTACTTCTTCAAACCCACAAGATTTGCGAGCCGGATGTTTGTGCCCACAATAACGGCACCACTTGACTGGTCCCCACTTTGGAAACAACGATCTATTATCAAATAGGTCAAAAATTTTCATACTGATCCTATCGTAACGAGTGCGGGATTTCCAACAGCGTCAGCATCAAGAATTCCTCGAACTACGCTATGCGCACATCCCCACTGGAAGCCGGTAATACCACCAAGCCAATCGCCAAGACCAGGAAAACGCTCGTTCGCAGCATCCCAAAGCTTTCGATTATCAGCAGCCTCAAAACTATCTAAACCCGTTGTATCGAGCAATTCTGGACGTTCTTCTGCGACTACCAACAACGCTTGTGCAAGCGCATCAACTGCCCCATCATAATCAGAAATTTTACCAACTCCCGGCAATGGTGCCTTAGCCAATCGCTCGCGCCAACCAATCTTATTCACGGCACTCATTTGTGTAAAACCGTCTTGTTTCATTAGAATACCCTCGCAGCCATTCGCAGATCTCGCTCTTCCTGAAGAATCGGCTCGACCGTTTCTTTCAATTCTAACACCTTTGCCATCTGAAATGCCAGCGCCTCTTCTTCTGACCAAGAGGCCGGAATAGCATATCGCTGAGATAGGGACATGCTATAGCCCGAACTTTCCTTGCCATAATCCTCGATGGCTACCTTGCCATCGCCGCCATAATGAACGTTCACTTCAATTATCTGCGGTTGCGGTTGCGACGGAGAATGCTCACGAGGTTGTCCGTAAACCGAGTCGATTTCATTATTCTCAGACATTTACACCTTCTCTACAGTTGAATATAACGGTATCTCGCCATTCCTTCAAAAGATCAGGAGGAATCGGGAGATTCTCCCGATGGCACACTTTAATTACCTCAGCCTTTGCTCTTTGCTGAGCCAAAGTGTTTTCTTTTACTTCGTTCCAATAATCTTGATCTTCGATCTCTTCTTTGTATCCACAAACAGGACAGTCATCTTCTAAATGTTGTGCCATGTTGTCTTGATATCTTTCTTGTCTCGTGCCTGAGCACTTACCGAGATGATTTCCCATAAGCGCTCGGGATCTATTGAATCCTTTAACGTAATACTATTCTTGGGCTTGAGGCCCGGAACATCTTCAACATAGGTTGTAAGAAATATTGTACCATGCTCCGATGGGGCCGTCAACTGCACCTGTCTCATTTTAACTGACTTAGCCATCGACCGCAAATCCTATATCAGAAAGCTTGATTTCTCCAGCCCTATCTAGTTCAACGAAATCGGTAAATCCTTGACTATTCCATACTTCGTCGGTAACACCAGCCCGTGTTCCCGTTTCTAACTTCCATAGGCATTTCCCAATAGGTTGAAAGAAAATGACATCCGCCGAATAATCGCTCTCTTTTGTCGTATCAATACCACGCAGGGCTTTCTTAGACAAAAGTAGTTGAATGATTACTTTGTCGTCATCGTCTACAAAATCCACACCCAAATCCTTAGCCTCATTGCGATCAATATACTTCATGTTTACACCTTACAAAGGCCGCAGTCGCAACTCAACGAGTGGCCTCCACATGGACCCGGAACAATACGACGCCAACGACCACGCACAAAATTCCAACGCAATATCTCAACATAATGATCTGGAGTATATAGCTTGTTCAATAACTTAATCATGTTATCGCAATCGAAATTAGTAGTTTATTTGCAAGGGCCACATTGAAGACAGAATCCTCAATTTCCTTCCTTACCGCAGAAGGAATGTTCTGCCCCTGTGGATCATATACTGTAACCGAAATGGCATTCTTATGCCAACGGTATGTTGTCTGCTGTGGTTTACGTCGCTTCTTTTTGGGTTCAGCCATTACTCCTCCCCTCTTTACTGATAGATTTCGTCACGCCACAAGAGCGCACCATTTACATACGTCGCATGATCGATACGGAAGTACCCGTTGGGATGGGTTGTAACGGTGCAAAACCCGTTTACCCAGTCGGGAGCTACAGTATAGTTCGGCCACTTTCTTCCCTCAATGGGTGTCTGATTGATTCTACACATACAACCGGCTTCTGCTGCCGTCAAGGTTGACGGCTCCCCATCGATATCGTGCTTAGTGTGATAAACAAGCGACTGTCGATGGCTGTGACCGATGATAACAGAGTAACCCAAATGCTCCAAAGTTGCCAGGGCAGAGTTTCCCGATCCTTGTCGGGCAATCCAACCGTGGCGCACAGCCAACTTAGGAGTCAAGTTAATCTGGGCCAAATCATATGGTCCCTCGGGGTCAACATAATTGATGCCCAACTCATCGAGACGAACCAAATAAGGGAAGATCAAAACTTTCTCGTCTTGTGTCTCTTCTGTATCAGCCCTCTTTATGTCGTAAAGCTGGGGAGCCTTGTCGATAAGAATATCTCGCAAACGTTGCTGATCGTGATTTCCAGCTAGTAGATCGATTTCGGCGTGTAGAGCAGAAGTGCGGATATCTCGAAGAAGATCATATCCGCTTTGCGTACATTCGTTCACGGTGGCAACATTCTCCGGATCTAAACGGTGGCGAGAAATGTTCGGGTAGTCAACTGTATCCCCCAAGATCACAATTCGATCAGGATCGTTTTCCTCTAAGAAGCTACAGAATAGACCATGAAGCTTCTTATCGTGGAATGGGGCCTGATGATCTCCCGCAACAACGATAAGCTGACTTCCATATGCGGGTTCTACACGGGGCGGTGCAACCCAGCCATCACTACGAGCCGGGAGAATTTCCAACTCAGGCCGTTTACGTCTAAGGTTTAGCTTCGCCTGGTGATATGTGATTACCGATCCGCCAGCTTGTGGGCCATCCCACTCGTTAACAGTTGCACCAAGGATTGACCATTCCTCGGGATTCAATCCACGCTCACGTAGCATCGAGTCAGGATCATCTAGATGGGGATATGGTTTAGAACTAGCTGGGGTTTGTGGTCCTACTATTTCCGCCTCATCACCCTTAATTGTTACTCCACCAGAATTCTGAGTTGGAATACTCAAACGGTGTCGCTCGCGGAATCTCCCGATAGAGCGCTCTGAAGTTACCTGGAAGAAACGTGTAGCAATTGTCCCAACTATACTAGAATTGGTTTCTCCTTTACCTACTTCCTCGATAATAAAGCTTCTATATGGTTCTTCGTCCAGCCAACTACTTTGTTGCGTCGCCTTCTGTTGACTCATCCGTATCTTCAGACTCCTCGATTTGTGCTAATGGGTCAATAATGGAATACTTCTTCTCTGCTTCAAAAGAGACTTTCCGTTTAGTCGGCGTCTCTAGAATACTTTGCTCTGCTGTTTGTATCTTACCATGAATCTTCCAACTTACACTACTGTCTCTGAGTTCCTGATTATCCTTTAATTCAAACTCTTCATCTACTATATCAGACTCGTTAGGCGTGTCAACCTTATTTGCATCTAGTGCAAGATATTCCTTAGCTAGTCTAGCACGCTCATGGTAAGCTGACTTTAACATCTCTACGTTGCCTACTGATGAACCATATTCGAGTCCCGGACGACGTTCATTTGAAACCTCAGGAACGTTACCTGGAGGACCACCCTGGATAGGACTGGTTGGTGGTGGGCCACCTCCTGGGGGAGCCGTACCAGGACCCGATCCTAGATCTGCTGGTGGAGGCGGCATTACAACCGGAGCACCAGGAGGACCACCGGCACCTGGGCCTCCCGCACCAGGAGCGGGAAGAGCAGCAGAACCAGCGCCCTGGACTAGGACAGATTCGACCTCTGCCTTTAGGTCGGCAGGAACAGGAAGGCCCTGAATCGTAAGGGCGATGTAAGTGTCCATCTTTGCTCGCTGCTGGGAGATTGTCTTCTTCTCAAGCTCGCGGTTGAACTCGCCATCGATATCCTTGATGTCCCACTCAATACCAACCATGAGACGGCTATCTGGAATCGGCACACCGATCTGTCGAAGCTCCATGAGATACTGACGTTCAGTAGCCTCATCTCGAAGGTCGAAGGTCTGGAAGTTCAATTCTGGGACAGTGTACTTAGGAACCTCTTTGAGAGTCTTGTTGCCTTCCTCATCGTATATGACAACCGTTTCGTAGAGCGGAATTCGGGTCTGTCCCTTTCGCTCATAATCTTGGTGGCCCTGTGCTTCAGCAACAACCAAGGCTCGTTCTCGATAGTGCTTCTTGAGTTGCTTCTGGAAGGTACGGAGAACCTGATTCATGAATTCGGCTTGAAGAGCCGAACTAGCATATGGCTGTGAGTTTGAGCCTGCCGATAGGAGTGATGGGTTAACGCCGAATACCTGCATCAGTCGGCGTTCTACTCGATCAAAGTCATCGCCCAATCGAGGCATCTGCTCTCGACCAAAGACAGACGATAACTCAAGTCCAAAGTGGTGGACCATAACGCGGAAGTCAGATGCCATAGCGATATCAAGATCATCTCGGACAGCTTCAAGTTCCTCTGGTGTAGGGAGAAATGGAGGAAGACCATCGCCCATGTCCATGATTCCCAACTTAGCTAAGATGAGCGGCGAGTAAAGGCGCTCTGCAATAGCATCCTGGGATGCCAAAAGCTTCTCTTCATGGAGGAGAGTACGAAGACCACGAAGGAGAATTGGCGTACCGTGATCATCCCAATCATTAAGCTTGTTTGCTACCTGTCGAAGCATGACCGGCGAAATTGGAATGTGCTCGCCCTTAAGGAGGTACGGAATTAGCTCCTTGTAGTTCTCCTGGAGCATGTACCACTCACGAGCAGGCTGCTTAGTCTGCACAATGCGACGGAGATAATCGGGCGGCACGATCTTAAGTTGCTGCGAATCAAGAAGGGGGAAGTTGTCGATAACGATGTCTTCCGGATTGATTAGCTCTTCATGTGTCCAAACACCAAGATCCTCATCGAACTGACCGAGAGGGAATGCCTCTCCTACCGTCCATACCTCTCGCCCCATCGAAACAAAGAACTCGTCATACTCAAGGCTTCCCAAAAAGATGTCCTCATAGATGGACTTGAGGCCAGCATCCTTGTGCTCCAACTCCATCCCAATTAGAGGGAATCGAGTAAAGATGTCAATAAGGCTCGGAACCAAATAGTGAGTCGCGTAGTAAAGGCGGAGCCACTTGTGAAGCTTATGGCGGTGTCCTTCATCTGCGATGTTCCATGGGAGTCCGGAGAGATCCCAGTATTCGAGCGGGTCATAGAAACGAGGAATGGCGTTATAAACGTCTCCTCCCATTCCGCTACTGCCATAACCGGTTCCAATCGAACCAAAGTGTTGACCAGCTAGAGAGGGATAATTCTGATCGTGAATAGCCTGTCGTTTAGCTTCAAAGGAACCTCGTCTGTTACCTAATCCTCGCTTATCAGCCATAGCGCTCATAAGCGCAGCATTCTCCTGACGAATTCTCCCTACTTCGGTAGAATCGTAATTAGCCTGAGTAATCGGGCGACCTAAACGGACACTGAGGTTACGAAGATCAGCTTCAGCCGCTCTATTGAGTTGATAGTCGGTACTGACCATCTCACCAACTGCGTTTATTGCTCTTCCTGTATGTCGAGGCAGGACTAAACCGCGATTTCGTAACCCTGCTAATTCGGCATTGAGTTTATCTGTGTCTGCCATCTTACTTTAACCTCTTGTTTTACCCTGATTTTCGGGTTACTTGACTATTCTGATGCTTTTGTTACTGGATCCGTCTGATCACCCTTAGGAAACGTTTTTGTGTGCGGTCCCTTGGATTCCCCGCCATCAGCAAAACCAGAATCATCTAGTCCTTTAGCTGTCGGCAATGTTTCGTGCTTGATGTCCCCAATTTCCTCTAGAGCGTCTTCATTTTGAGGGATAATCGGCTCAAGAATATCCTTTTCTTTTGTGTCATCAAACTTAATTTTCTCTAGATTCTTTGGCGTCCATAGGCGCTTATCAATCTTTGGCTCAGGTCCGCCTAGACCAGTATTATTCTGGCTATCGGCTACCTTGTCGAGAGTAGATTCTCCCCAATCAGCAACCTTTCCTTTACCGTGACAACGAGAGCACTTTGAATTCTTGCCTCCACAAAGAGGACAACTTACTTCCTTCCCCTCATCGGGGTCTTTATCTTCCGCTGGATTAAACTCTTTTGGGGCTGCCGTTCGGCTATCCGGGGTATTATCCCCTGACTCCAAGATCGGTCGAATATCTCGTGGAGTCCAACTAGCGGTAAGACCACCGGCCATTAGTCCTTGAATCTGTCCCAATAGTCCTTGAAGCTGCTGTGTTCGCTGATGATTCGTTCCTCCACTAGCCTGTCCAGCTTGCTGAAGAGTCATAATGGCATTCTGAATAGCCTCTGGATTAGCCTGAGGAGTAGGCGGCGCATCAGTAGGAACGCCACCCTGAGAATTAGGGTCCATGGGAGCTTGAGAATTTGGATCTAGAGAAGCCGGATCGGTAGGACCGGCTACGAATTGCACGCCATTTGACACATCGGCTGTTCGTGTGCTAGCAGCAACAGCCAAAGGAGCCTCTGTGAGGCCCGCAGAATCACCAGAAAGGTCATCCGATCCGGAATCAGGGGATTCTGCCGCTGGTGATGGGAAATCAATTACGTTGTCTGGGAGAGCGTCAGTTGTTTCGTTAACTTGCTCGACATTTTGATCTGGCACATCAAGGACCAAAGGAGCTTCCTGAGTCGGCTGCTGCTCCTTCTTCTCTTCTCGTGCTTTAGCACGATCATCCCAATAGGACTGAGTTACCATTTCCTTCTTGAAGTTACACTTGCCTTCCCAAGCACCCTGACAATGATTGTCCGACCAAGCGTGCTGAGACATTGCGTTAAATCCTGCTTCTGGATTTCCAGAAGCTAGAGAAATATCTGTAACCTCAGAATGATATGGGCACATCTTCACTCGTGACTCACGTACAAATTCTGGCTGAGATCGTGCGACGGGTCGATAATGATCTCGAAGGGTCTGAGCAATATTAGCCGGGGACTTATGACCAACCTCATCACAAGCGACTAGAACAACTCCGTTGAAATCGTCCTCAACATACGAAAATCGAGCATCGTATTCCTCTGGTGTTGCGGCCTGCTTGAGAAAGCTTCCGAACATAGCGTCTGTACGAGCTTCAGCAACCAATAGAGCTTGGCGTGCTGCCAAGCGTGGATTTTCATCTTCTGCTGCTATGACTTCAAATAAACCTGTTTCAGTCATATCTTTCCTTAAATGAATAGTGCTTCGTCTGGAGCGTCAGTTTCTTTTTGGTCTTCGGTTGCTGCTTCCTTTGCAAGGGAATCCTGTCGATCTGCCAATTCTGCTCGGCGTGCTAGCTCAACCTGTGCGACAAAGGCGTCTCGATAGTCATCGACCTTTTCGCCACTAAATCCGGCTGTCTTCGAGGTAATATGGGAATATGCCATTTCTCTAGTAATTCCGGCATCCGCCAAAGTCCCGGTTTCAAGTTCAGAAGCAAAAATTCTCGGCTCCTCGGTGAGGAGCTTGTCGAAGTCCTGTCCTTCCGATTCAGCAATGATCTCCGAAGAAACAACGTCTAGCCAATTGTCTCCCTTAGCTCGGCCAAGGTCTGCCTGATCTGCGACTCCATAATCAAAGGTTGCAGGAGGAGCAAATGCCTCTGCGTCGGATGCCTGGAGGTGGTCAAGAGCCTCTTTGATTTCAAGCTGCTCATTCTGGGCTTCGAGAGCAATTCTATGGAGAACCGTTTCCTCCAAATATGAAGCGCCCTTAACAATTAGATTCTGTGCCTCTACCTGGATCTCATTAAGCTTGCTGATACGATTTGCGAGGGATCGCTTGTCCTTCTCGTAAGGTGCATCAAGCTCTGTTCGAATGCGCTCGACGGGATTGGTCGTAACCGACGCCAAATGCTCATTGTGATAAACAAGGTTGTCATCCTCGGAGGCATGAGTCTCAAACTTAGAAATTCGTCCGTTTTCAAATCGAATGGTAACCTGGCTGCCCCAAACGGTCGGCACACGACTAAGGATTTCACCCTTTAGACCACTAGGGGTAGTGATATGGGTGGCTGTTTTCTTAGTCTCTTCGCGCTCCTTTTGCTTGCGCTCTCGTTCTACAGTGTCAAGGTAGTCAACCGCAGTCTTCTCAACGTCGCCAAAATTATCTCCCTGGGCAATTTTGCGGCCTTCAAAGACGGCAGTAACGATATCGCCCTCAAAAGTGTATGTTGGAATTAATTCGGACATCGACAATTATTATCTAGATACAATAAGAATACAGGTATAAAAATCTTAGCGACTTCTACGGCGTCCTGCCCAATTGCCTCTGGCTCGACCCACAGCCGAACCATAACGCATTGCTCGATTAGCTTCGGTCTGTTCGCGGGAACGATAAAAGTCATGAATATTAACAGGACCCACACCTGAAACTGGCGGAGAATGTGAGCCACCAATAGGATACCCGCCTGCTGCACCACCAATTAGTGAGCTATTGGCTAGTCTATCTCGCATACGATTAACCATAAGGTTCCCAATTAGGGTATAAGTAACCTCAGCTACACAATCGGCCCGGTCCTTCAACTGAACTGGACCAATATCTTGCTTGTCCACACGCGGATATTTGCTTCCTGTGTTCTGCTGCTGGAGGAACTTAAGCTCTTGATCGACCCCAAACGGTTTCTGCTCACGAGCATCATAGGGAGCATGGACAAGTCCCTGATAAAGGGCCGTCCTGAAGACCTCCCAACGCTTCCAGTTTAGTTCATTGGTAGCCGTCTTCATGTATACCCGAGTAGCAATATTTCGCATTTGAAGGCGTTCTGATAGGTCCTGAATAGGATCGACCGATTCGTGTTGGTCGAAGGTAATCTCAAACGGGCGGTAAATGTCGGCAAAAGTCTCTAGCTCTCGAAGGATTGGTGCCCATCGAATAACGCTGCCAGGAAAGTCCTTGGGGTTCCAGCTTTTGATCAGATCAAATACAACGTGCTCTTCACTTACCCCGTCCCACTGTGTAAAGGTTTCGAGGTGGCCTAGAGCGAATCCAAATCCGGCTGTCGTGGATGAGGGGTCAACATGAATCTTATATCGGAAAACGTTAAGAGCGCCTTCACCAGCCAAATCAGAACTATATAGTTGACGCCTGATAATCGGCATACCCTCTGCATTAGTCTCATAGTGGGTAGGCTTTCCTTCAAACATCTGATCCACCATTCGAGGGATCAAGAAAGCGTCTACAACTTCAGCAAACTTACCCCGACGTTCCACTCGATAGGACTCGGGGTTTTCTGCCTCTTTTGCTCGTGCCTGAAATATACGTCGGATATCCTCATCGCTATAGACCGGTTCTCCTTTTGCATCTAGTTCGTTCTCGTCCCAGTCAGGAGAGGCCGTAATAACATAATCGAACTTATGCTTTGGCATCCACTTACTCTTGTATCTCTTGTAATTCTCAAATAGTGCCCATGACGGATACATGAAGGCCATAAGTCGGGGATTTCCATTACCTTCCGATGGGTCATCACCTTCTCCCATATCTTTTGAAAAGGATATTGGCTTAGTAGGGTCGAATGGCCGCATCATGGCTACATAGCGATCATAAAAAGCCCCAACCTTGGTATAAGGGGAACTATTACAGAACATCATCCCGTCCACACCAAACTGGTCCAGAGACGGGTCGGCAGCCTGATATACCTCGCTTGCCGACGCCTTGGATTGTCCCGGAATCATGTGGGCCATCTCGTCTATTACGCAAACCATCGTTGCCGATCCTCGAAGGGTACCGGCGTTAGCAGCCAAAGCTTTTCCTCTTAATCTGGCAATGGCTCTTGTTACTTTGCCCTGACGAGCCTGGACAATATCGATCTTGCGAAGATCGGCCTCCGTAGAAATGCGAATTTCGGTTTCCAAAGTGGGGAATACCCGAAATCGTTCCATTGCTTTACAGGACTCAACGATGGATACAAGATCGGCATACTGGAATTCCTTAGCCTGAGCTTCTGAACCAGCTACGCATGAAAAATAAATTTCTCGATCAGGGTCGATTCCATAATGTTCACCAGGATCGCCCAATTGAACAGTTTCGTACATGACCTTTCCTGTTGCGGCGGCAGTCATCCATCCCTTTGAAGAACGCCGTCCCCCTACAAGTCCTACCTCCCGAAAGTGCTTATAGCCATCAGCTCGAAGAAAATCAACTCGTTCCCGAATATCGGGGGAAATCTGAATCTCTGTACCGTTTCGACCACCAGCAATCCAGTAATCAAGGGTGTCCTCTTCTTCGCCGCTTAGCTCCTCAAGAAAGATTAACTTAAGGAATGTCTTCTGAGCCGGATAGAGAGCCTTGTTACAAAACTGATCCGACTCTACAAATTCCTCTATTCCTACATGCCTTGGAACTAAGCTAGTTTCAATGGTGTCAAGAAGATTGGTCATTTGCCCGTTTCTTGGTCTTTGTCTGTCGGTTGGGATCTTCCTTCTGCCCGAGGAATGCTTCTCCTCTTTCCTTAGCCTTTACTACCTCATATCCCTTGCGCTCATGATCGAAACCGTACTTAAGAACCTCGTGACTCGGAAGTACCCCGTCAAAGGAAATAACGATTCCTTGACCCTCTAGAAGAGGAGTAACGTCTACGCTGACAATAAGCTGACACGTTTCCATCAGTCGATACTTGATCTCCTCTTCCATCTGATCAACTAGCTCCATGGCCCTATCTACATCAAAGCGGGCATCTAGAGCAAATCGAGACACAAACTTCTCTCGCCACTTGTTGATTATGGGGATTAGAGTTCTCCAAGCCAAAGAGATTTGCTCGTCGGTAAGATCCAGCGTCAGAGCATTTGAGAACTCTACGGAGGATTTAACAATTCCGTCTTTGACGGAGAGGTTTGGAGATGTTACAGCAAAGTCGTCGGTCATAACTATCCTTTATTTGTTTACTTTTCTACCCCTTACAACGCAGAAAGGCCACTAAAAGTGGCCTCTCAAGCGTTTGCCCGCCGAAAATTACGGTCTTGGTGCAAAGACTACTGGGGCAGCGAAGGAGGTTGCCGCCGTGTTGTTTACGAGGTAAATTGCCAACGGGGCAACGTTGGTGAACGTTGCCGTAACCGTTGCCGATGCCGTAGCCTGGCCCGATCCTGGTCCCCATAGGGTAACCGATCCTGCCTGGTTCGCATACGCCGGAGTAACGGCTGTAACGTAGAAGTAGCTTCCAGAAACGGCAGCCAATCCCGTTGCAGTTACAACCGATCCAACCTGAATTCCCGTTGTATTAGCTACAGAGAGAACGTTACTGCCGCTCACCGTTGTTACAGGGGTCTGGGTAATAACCCCGGTATTTGCTGGGTTAATTACAGGAAGAACCGCTGTTCCTACTGTCGTCGTAACCGGCCCCGTTAGATTGATAACCAATCCGCTCGGAAGAGCCGCAACGACATCAAATCGTTCTGAACCGGATGCTGGCTTTGTAGCCAAAACAGTAGTTGTGGTAAGTAGAAGCGTATACTGACCGATTGAGCGATTCTTTATCTCTCCACCAGACGGGGTAATCGTCAAGGTTGAAAGAGAAAGAGTCGGCAATGTGTTGAATACCAAGTCGTAGTTGGACTTAGAGATTCCTCCGACTACGTAATATGCCCCAATTGCAGAAGACTGGGAGAGTTCCTTACGGAGGTTTCGATTGTTCTCTGAAGGAGTATATGTGTTATTGACCACATTTGGTGTGGTATCAGGTACCGCTACACCCGCCGAAGTAGCAGCAGGCTGATCTGTCGGGTTAACCGTACTAACTGTCGTTCCCCATCCTGCCGTCTGAGTAGCAAGACCGTCTGCATAAATTGTTCCACCAGTAACGTTAACCAAGAAGGTTTCTGCACCGGAAGCTGTTCCTCGATAGATGTTGTATCCGCCAACAGGCTCAGTAAAGTTACCGTTTTCGTCTACAATTGGCAACCAACGAAGAGTTAAGTACGAGGTAGTGTCGGCACTCGTTGTGGCAGTAACTTCAGCCGATGCAGGAGTTTCTCCACCATTACCATCAACCGCCGTGATAACGTAGTAATATGCTGTAGCAGAGCCGAGTCCCGTACCACCGGTAGTAGTTTCAACGGGGGTTTGTACTCCTATCGGAATAGGAAGCTGTCCTAAATCAATATAGGAAGTGGTGTTAGGGCCGATCTTGAAGCCGCCGATACGAAGGTTTTGACTGCGGTTAAAAGCTCGAATTGGTAGATATGCTGGCATTTTGTGTCCTTTTGTCGCCTACTTATTCGGCAACGATAGTTAGGGATCATAACCTACTTTATTCGGTTATCAATTTTTATATAGATAGAAGACCCTATAAATAAGGGTTTACGTCCAAGCACCCGTAGCATCGGTTAACGTCCAACCATCAAGGGCAACGCCCTTACCATAAACTAATGTTTGTTGCGGTCGTAATACTACAGCTAATCCGCTACAAGCAAGGTAAAGTGTAAAATCACCTGATGAGCCATTTAGCACTGTACTAGGGAACGGAACATCGGGTGGATTTATTGTATATGCTACTCCTTCGCCAGTAGGGATCGTAGCAAGGATTGAAGTTGTCGTGGTAGTAGTAATAGCCGAGCCACTATTATTATAAAGTTCTCCTCTAAATCGTAATACACCACCAGGATCTAATCTTACTGCGGGGACACCCGTTTGGGTTTGGCCCCCAGGAAAACTACCAATTATTCCACTTGTTAATATCAAAGATACCCAAGGAGTTGGGGTAACATTGATCCAACTCGATACTTGATCAAGCCATAAGACTTCGGTATCCGTTGCATAATATAGACGCCCCGCTGTCGCGGGGACCGGTATCGCAGAATATACTCCCTCTAAATAGAAAGAGGTCTGAGCGAATCCAACAGCCCCATTAGCTATTCCAGCCGTTGAAATCGGCACCCCCCGACCCGAAGAGTGGTCGTGATAATCAATCTTTGTAAAGTTCCCGGATAATTGTTTGTTGCTATAGGGGTCACTTAATTGATCCCACAGAACCAAAGACATTTTTGGACTATTTCTGGCCATCGTTGATTATGGCGTTGTTTATCCCTAGAAACCAAAAAACCCCCATAAAGGGGGTTCTCTGGTCATGCGACTGTCCAAACTATGCGGCCTTTAGAATTGCAACAAACTTAGCTACCGTTCGAGCAATTGCATAAGTTCCAGCCAAGGCAGCAACAACGATCTTGCTTTCCTTACTTTCACCATTTGCTAGAGCAGCATTCAAGGCTGCAACAACGACCCCATAAAACTCAGTTGTCTTATAACCGGCTTTGACTTCTCCTACTACTCCGGGAAGCAGCTTGATAATGGCCGATCCGTCTACCCCACCGAGTTGGAGAATCTCTGAAATATTCTTCTCCTTAATAGCCTTAACTAACGGATCAACGTCCTGCTTTACGTCAGTAATTACTGACTGAAAAATGTCTGGGTCCTGCGTTGGTTTTGTCCCCATAAGGGTTCTCCTTTTGTTATGTGTTTCGTTGATGTCTTGGCTTGAAACCCGTAACGGTTTCTTTAGTTAGCCACCAACAATTTTCCCCTGTATGGGGTGCTTCACAATAAGTGTGATTCGGGTTGGCCCGTTTCTTAAACTCTAGGAAGCAATGATGTTGAACATTATCATCTCTTACCCATAATGTCAAGAGTTGACCTTCACCTTCTTCCCCCCATGTCAAAAATTCGGTTGTATCGAGTGCTATTTTAGATCCTAAAAGATTCCCGGCATGAAGGACGGCTGAAGCAAATCCTGAGCAATCATATCCCGCAGGTTCCTTAGATCCCGGAGGAGTGGATGGCTCGAAACCAGGATGGCCCCCTCCATAGGTGTAACGTGTCGGATAAGCGATAATTGCTTCTGCCTGATGGTATGCCTTCTCAACTTCAAAGCTAACCTTCAGATTGTTATTTAGCTGCATCTAGTTTTCTTTGCCACTCGGTATAAAGGGCATAGGCATCCTCACCATATCGAATAGCCGCCGGTCCACTCCCATTATAATGCTGAAAAGCCAATCGAACATTTCCATCAACTTCTTTAAGAAGTTGGCTCATAAATACAGCCCCTACTTTGCCGTTGGGCAACGGTAACCAACAACCCCCAATACTATTTGCAGCTTCCTGCAACGATTTATCCGTTAGCTGACTGCGACCGCAACCATTAACATGTAGACCACGTTCAACGTTGGCCCAATAAACCTTCCACTTAGGGTAAGTAACAGGACTTTCAAACCATTGAACTGGAAGGGCATCTCCTCCAGGATCGCCTCCCCAAATGTTCTTTCCTCCCCAAGATTCCATATCCAAAGAAGTAGCCACAATCGACGTATGAATATGAGCATAATCAGCCGATTCAAGAGCTACAGAGGAATCAACAATTCCATGTTCATTGAGAACATTAATTACCTTATATTCGTAAGTCGAGAAAAAGTAATTTTTTAGAGAAGATTTGATCTTAGGATTGTCCGCAACGTAGGCTATAGTCGAAGTAATAGCCCGAGAGACTATTGCATCACGTTCCTTATCACCTATGACTGTTGGACATCCCATTATTTCTTACCATCCCGATTCAAGACTTTTCTTGCGCCCGGATTTTCTAACCTGCGTAATTAAATACGAAGGCGTCTGAAGATTTACTATGTGACAGAAGTTCGACAAAAATTGCGATAGGCAGAATCGAACTGCCTCCTACACCGTATGAAAGTGTATGTCAGCCATAGACTTACCGCATTGGATTTCCCCCTACCGCCTATCCTCGGTCATTGGGGTACTCAAATGTCGTGAAGTTCACTCTCCCTAATCCGGGGTGCGGAGTGTACGATAGGTGTCACGCTCGGTTTAGTGGCGTCGGTTACCTTCCATCCCTGGTCCGCGAGGCTTTCCCACGCGGAGACGATAGCGAGCGCACTTAATTTTGTTGCGTCCGTACTTTCGGTTCTTGCGTCCCTCCTTCTTCTTTTTCTTTGGAGGGGTGACAAGACGAACTACTGGTACAGCCATGGATTTCTCCTTCGTTTAGGGGTCATATCCTAAACATGGCAATACCTCCTTAGTTTGTTGTTGATAAAAGCGGATGGAGGGAATCGAACCCTCATCTCAGGTGTGGAAGACCGGCATAATAACCATTATACTACACCCGCGTAAGACCTTTTAGAACCCATGTCCAGGGGCTTGCTAGCAATAGGGAATGACCCTACAAGCTCATTTAGGGAATCGAACCCTATCTATTCCGCTTTACAAGAGCGACGCAGCACCATTTCTGCATAATGAGCGATATTACAGTTTGTAGCCGGGGTTCTGTTTATCCAGGTCAGGAAGCTTATCCTCCCTAAATTAACGATCATCTGTCTCAGGAGATAGTTAGTCTCCTGGCGGATTCTTGACGAGTTGCCCGCTGCCCTCTACCTGCTATGTCCATAGGTTTCCCCTTAGGATTCGCGTCTTGAGGTTGCATCCTCAACGTTCGTATGTGGTCCAAACGCAGCAACAAGAACCGGATCGGTTTTCCATAATGATGAATCCTTTTCCGCTTGCTTTACGAGATACAAAAGAACAAATGGAAACATTGCTTCCCGTTGTTCTTTTGTCGTGATAGATTTAGCTATCGCTTCAGCCGTTTTATACGACATTGCTGCTCCCACTACTACGTCGCTTATTTACTGGGTTGATTAAGCCCATAACCGGATTTCCCCGGCCAGGATGCCCCGAACTTCCTCTACGCATACCTTCTGCGCAGCAATCGTCTAACTGTAAATTTTAAGAATACCCTCCTGCCCGGAGTCGAACCGGGGACGCCACCCCTGGGGGATGCGCTCTGTCCTCTGAGCTACAGGACGGTATTCTAAAAGCGGATAGAGGAAATCGAATCCTCACATCTTCCATGGCAAGGAAGTAGGCTGCCACTACATCATATCCGCAAGCTTGAGTGCCCCTGGACGGATTTGAACCGCCGACACCCGGTTTCGAAACTTTAGTGCCCCCGCAGGGAATCGAACCCCGTATCTCTTGTTTCGAAGACAAGCGTATTTTCCGTCTTACTCCGAGGGCATAATTGAGCCGTTTCATTCCTCGTTACTCAGGAGTTAGGCAATTAGGTTGCCATCCAAGTGCCCCCTCTGGGATTCGAACCCAGGATTTTCGGATTAAGAGTCCGCTGCCTTAGGCCGCTTAGCTAAGGAGGCAAGTTAGCTAGTTTGCCCTTAGTAATCCCTTCGCAGGGTCATAGCGGGCGCTCGCTAGTCCCCGTAGTCGGAGTTGAACCGACCATCCAGCCTTCGCAGGGCCAGCACTAGATCCGCTAGTACGGAGTTATTGAGTGAGAATTTAGCCCTCACTCACGGCTCTGAACATCTGGCTGCTAACGTCTTCAAAGACAAACGAGTTTTTGTCTCTTGCAAACTCTCCCAAAGTATAGTCCCTAAGGAGGGTGTACTCGTAGGAGTGCTCATCCCCGCCGAGGATCAGTTCCCAAATTGCAGGACGCTGTTCCTTAAACTCGGTGAGCATCTTCTGCGCAAACTTTCGTTCGTCCGTGGTCATCGAAGGACCAATGCTTTTTGATTCAAGTTCCCCAATCCTTAGGTGAAGGTCCCGATGGGAACCAACACAAATTGGGATCGTACACTTGGACCGAGAAGCATATGCCTGATAGTTCTCAAGCAGGAGCATCATCCATCGCGGAACGTAATGGTGCCGAGTGATTCTTCCCTCGCACTCAAGTCCATGGATGGAGCAGATTCGACAGACCGGCTCAATTCCAGCTAGACGGATTCGCTCTTGACGACGAGCCAAAACATGGGCCGGAACTATGCTGCCATCGGATGCTACTCGACAACGATAGAGAACCTGACGCTGGGAGAGATCTTCGTCAAGAAGATCGTCCAAATCCACGTCTTCAAGGTCTGCAAGAAGCTCAAGTTGAGCCGCAGTAGCCTTGGATCTCTGGTCGAACCAAAGAGTCTGATCGTTGATATGAAAGGGTCTAGCTCTAGACATAATTCTTCTCCTCTCATTATATCATGGATATAAGCCGCGAATATTTTGCCCGTTAAACTATTGATCTCTTATGGCTACAAGCTGTCTTGCAATCCGGGACCAAGCAGGACTCGAACCTGCAACTTTTGCGAAGTAGCGATACGGGGAATCGAACCCCGATTTTTACCGTGAGAGGGTAACGTCCTAACCGTTAGACGATATCGCCTTGGTGCGGGCCGGAAACCTCCGTAGGTGGAGGACCGTACCCGCATGTACTGCTGCCCGCAAGCTACAATGCCGCCCTCTCACGAATGTCGGCAAACGTTTGATGCCTTGTAATCTTCCCATTCTCAAATACCGTTTCGAGGATATCCTGCTTCACATCACGTTGATCATGGGGGCCTCGATAATCGGCAGTAATACCAACTTTCAAACCCTCTTCTAGGGTCCTATACGAAACCTCGCCGTGCTCACCAACGAAACGACTAAGCTGAAGACGACCCGCCTTGCTCTTCTTTGAAGAGTCGAGAGGATTCTTCGAGACATCATGCCAAATTCCATCGCGCTCTTGAGCCGAGCACTTGAAGGCAAATCTCTGGGTGTCGCGGTTGACCTTCTGGAGAAGACCACCGCCCATTCCAAAGACCATATTCTCTGCCGAGTATCCAGCAAGCTGAAGACGACCGAGAATGTTTGCAATGCCGTGAGGATCGATCCCATCGCCCCAGAGGACCCTTACATGGGGGTCTAGGACCTTGAAACCCTTAGAGTTAGTGGTTGTCCCAAACGCCTCCCCAAGACTCGTTACAATCCACTCCGTAAGAGTCTCAGGAGTAGGATGCTGAGGGGTTGTCGAATCGGGACGGACCACAAAGACCCCATCTCGCTCTAGGATCTCGGTTCTCAACCATGTGTCGTTTGAGATTTCCTCTACGAATCGATAGATGTTGTAAGAATCAGCAACCACCGAAAGGATTCCCGTAGGATGATCTTGGAGTAGCTGATGCACAATTGAGTATTCTCCCTCGCTACCGAGAGCCGTCATTACTGAGTGCTCTGTAGCAGGAACCGAGAATGCAAGACTCTCATAGTCCGCATCGTAGGTTTCGTGTGCCAGCAACATAGCCGGAAGTGTATCCGTCCCCATGAAGTTGACTAGATGGGCTGCTCCACCGATAGCTGCTGTCTCGTCACTTGAAGCTCCGCGATAACCAAAGTCGTGAAGCATGAACGGAAGAGAGTCCTGCGAATCTGCTGTATTCGTCAAGAACTGGGCGATTGTCTCTTTGACCGCTCGACTGACGGTAGCAACCGTTGACGGGTACCAAACGTGAGTCAACAGGGACTCAACGAAGTTGGTCAACCAGTAACACTTAGGATCGGTGTTCTCGACCGTCATTAGGGCATTCCCCGTAGGAATGACAGAACCCTCAGGAACAGCCTTAATACGGAGTGGAAGCATTCCGACGTGCGCTTGATAGATGTACTCCCAACCCTTCCGGTTGAAAAGTTCATCGTTACCGAAGTGAATCGCAGCAAGTTCGCTGGCCTCTTCGATATCGGCGTATCTTATCGGCGTTGCTAGCTTCTCCAGGATCTTCTGCAATCCGAAAAACACCGTGTAGGGATATGTTGCCCCCTCTCGGCTTTCAAAATATGAGTAAACTCCTGTCGTCCCTTTCGGGTACTGGTTCCAGTGAGTTAGCTTGTATGAGTCTGTACTGAGAATTGTATTCATGACCTTATCCTTGTATAGGCGTTGAATGTTTCTTTGTATTATACGCTACTTGGTCCACCAACGTCGTTCCAGAACTTGTTCGAGGAGAATCTTGTGATTCTCCACGACCTGATCCTTTAGACGCGGCTCTAGTTCGAACCACCTGACCTCAGCAATATCGTCCGCCGCCTTGGGGTGACCATACATATGGAACGCCTCAAAGAGGAGTGTCTTGATTGCCCGATCTGGCTCATTTCGATAGCGCCAATCATCGATCAGAAAGCTGCCGATGTAGACCGGATCAGTGACTTCGATATTGGCCTCTTCCATTACCTCTCTACGAGCATCTGCCTCGTAGCTAGGAGAACCAGGATCAGCGAATCCCCCGATCAAGCGGAACTTCTTCTCATTCGGCTTGCGCCCAAGAAGAATCTTTGTCTTCCCGCCATTGAGAATTGCAACGTCAACTGTTGGGAAACACTGAGGAAATTGGCTAAATGCCGACCACACTACCCCGGCTCGGAAATCCGGGGTTCCCCGAACGCTTGTACGAGAAACCTCTTTGCGGATTTCGCTCCCCGAGACATAAACCGATGACTCAAGTTCTTCTGTCGGATGCCTGCCGCTGTAATGCGAGATGAATGAGTCCCGTCCTCCATATAGGCGGACCGACTGAGAGGGAGTAATGACATCCTCGATTTGCTTATCGAGATTCAAACTCCACCCCTCATCATCCGGCTGATCCTTGATGTAGAGCACGTTCACATTTGGAAACCGGGCTAGAATCATCTGCTTGCGGGCTTCGAAGTCCAGAGGATTCTCCCGCGTCACCATCAACGGCGACAAGCCAAGGAAGATGATTACCTTCCCGTGGCGATCACAAACAGTCTGAATAAGCTCTAGATGAGCATCGTGCAACTCTGGGACTTGAAAGCGCCCTACAATGACGCCAACATCTTCATTGATTTTCATTTTGTTCCTTTCAATTCCATCGATAACGAATTGTATGAACTACAGTACCCCCGGTGGGAGTCGAACCCACAACATTCGCCTTAAAAGGGCGCTACTTTGCCTTTCAGTTTCGGAGGCAGGTACTAATAGCTTCTATGATCTCACCTGGACACGCAGGGTGTGTCGATCTTCAATAACCTTCCCGCAAGTACTCCATCTTGGACTCGAACCAAGGACACGCAGCGTATAAGACTGCTGCTCTTACCGACTGAGCTAATGGAGCAAGACAAATAATCGGCTGTCAATAGCCACGAGTGGCGAACCTCGCGTTTGGGCCTGACATTTTGGCCTGGGCCGACCGTGCCACAGTCTAGATCCAGTTTGCCCGGTGCGTACAACCAATGCCGCTAAGCAGGTTGAAGTGGTCCGGTTACCGACTATAAGATTTTCAAGGGTGTATGACCGGATTCGAACCGGCATTGACTACCTTCACAGGGTAGGGCATTGACCAATTATGCTACACACACCATGATGTGCTCGCGTATATACCAAAACGCGCGTGGGCGATATCGCATATACACTAGAGCACGGATACTATACCAGAGGACGCTTGTTATCGTACAATCGTCAAACGCTCGACCACCAAGCTGCCAGGTGGTACCTACCGAGTCAACCGCTACCGAGTCGCCACTGGATACGCTCAACCCCTGCTCTCGGCCAATATCGCGTTCATCCCGACATTCTCATCCACAGCCACTTGCTAGGCGACTGCCTCTACCGTAAAACAACCTCTACCGTTATGTAAATTAGTAGAAAGTAGCGGTGGAGGGACTCGAACCCTCAATCTCTCACGAGCGGAGGTTTTTAAGACCGCCGTGTATACCAATTCCACCACACCGCCAGATAATGACCAAATCAAGAAAATATAAAGATTCTGATCTAATCGGTGCTGTTGAAACTTCAGTTTCAATCCGACAAGTCCTAAATCAATTAGGTCTAAAACCCGCTGGAGGCAACTATACCACAATCAAAAATCGTGTACGGGAGCTAAGTCTAAATACCTCACACTGGAAGGGCCAAGCTTGGAATAAGGGTCTGAGCGTTTCGTCCTACACTAAACGTGATCTCAAGGATATTTTAGTTGAAAACAGTCCTCATAAGCAAAGTCATAGCCTAAAAATTCGCCTTCTTAAGGAGGGCATATTACAAGCCATATGCGACGAGTGTACCATCATCAATTGGCAAGACAAGCCCCTATCATTTCACCTTGAACATATTAACGGAATTCATGATGATAATCGTCTTGATAACCTACGACTTTTGTGCCCTAATTGTCACTCCCAAACCCCAACCTATTGCGGAAAGAACATCGGCAAAAGCCGAATCCCTCTGCCATTGGGGTAGTCCTACAAACTCGTTCTTCTTGACTGTTTCAAATTCCATAACTACAGTATATCATACCCGTCCGATTGTTGGCGGTTGTCGTCAATACCCCAAAGCTTCTTCAATGAATTTCCAATCATCCTCAGTTCCATATGCTATGGGATCTTCTTCGCCAGAGGCATCACGAGCCATCACAATGATGAAATCGTGGGGGTAATCAAGACTGTAATCCGCCATCTCTTGAGTAATATTTCCTCGTTCTACATGCTTTTTTAGGGCATGACGTGCCCCACGCTCTGTCGTCGGGATAATCACAACTGGACCAGTTTGATAAACCATCGCTACTCGTTCGTGACGAAAATCCTCGCCGGTAATTCCAGCATTTTTCATGAGAGTAATAAGATCTTCTCTTTCCTTATCGGATAACGCATATTGCTTTACTATACCCATTTTTAACTCACTTTATAGAAATTTTGAGCGATCTAGGCTTCCAGTTATTCATTGGCTTGGGAAGCTCCACGAAATGCCAATCAAGATGTTCCCGCGTCAATCGCTCTGGGGAACCCACGAGTTGCAGAGGTAGGAATCGAACCCACGGCTTCCTGGTTCAAAGCCAGGCGAACATGCCAGCATATTCTACTCTGCAATAGCCCCGACTCACACGGGAAATCGAATGCATAGTTGAATCCACATTCCATACACGGCTCATCCGTGCTTGGTCATCCTCGATGACGATGTATTAAGCTGCGGAAGTAGGATTCGAACCTACATCAGACGGCTTCAGAGGCCGCTATCTTGCCATTAGACCACTCCGCATTGTTTACCTCAAAATCCAAATGTCGGAGTTTGACTATAACAATTGGGACACAAAAACCGCAAATCGGGACTGAGAATCGAACTCAGGAGACAGACCTTATGAAAGTCTGCGGGATACCAACATCCTTCCCGAACAAGGAGCGGACCCGGACTCGAACCGGAACGGGAGGTTATGAGTCTCCAATGATACCAATTTCACTAATCCGCACATACACTTACAATAATTTTGATACCCCTCACCAGATTCGAACTGGTACGCTCTTCCAAGCAACGGGACTTGAATCCGTCGAGTCTGCCTATTTCTCCAGAGGGGCGAATATTTTTACCACAATAGGTATCTGTTTGGGAATGACAATTTGGGGCAAAGGCAAGTAACACCTTTGTTTATATGGTCTAAAACCATCCTAGCAGAGTGACAACTGCTTAGTAGCTCGACGGGGAATCGAACCCCGCCTACAAGGGTGAAAACCTTGCGTTCTAGCCGCTAAACTATCGAGCCAGATATACTTCGGAACTTCAAATTTCGTGCAACACCCTAACCACCTGAACGTGGCCCGCCTTTCAAGGTCGAGCCGTAGTCTCAGATGTTACACAATCGGAATACTGGGAATCGAACCCAGACGACCACCGTATCAGAGTGGCAGGCTAACCATTACATCATACTCCAGTGGAGCCGTTAGAAGGATTCGGACCTTCAACTCCCCGCTCATTGGCCGGGCGTTTTACTTAAACTATATCGGCATGTGTTCCGCAAGAGGATCTGAGTCTCTACCTCCGACATTATGGGCCGGAATGCTTCAATTACACCATACGGAAGTGGCGATTCTCGGAATCGAACCGAGTGCGCGCACGGCTTCAACGTGCCGCTCTACCATTGAGCTAAATCGCCAGAACTACCTATACAACATAGCGGAAGACAAGGGATTTGAACCCTCAACGGTTATCCCGCAACTGCTTTCGAAGCAGCTTCCTCAACCAGTTCGGATATCTTCCTTACCTTCTAGTGGTCCATTGGGCCTTGAGAATGCTCTCAATCCAGGCATCCCAAACAGAAAGCTGCTTAGGGTTATTTTGCGAGGATGACATTGCCCAATGGCCTTGGATCATCTATCTGAATACTTGTTAAAACTGCTATTTTCTTTATCTTCTGCATACTATTTATAGTAGTCATTTTAGTGATTTTATATTTGTACATATGTACAAGATTTGGAGGCCACAAACCTCACGGATAGAACAGGAGTCGAACCTGCAAGGCTGTTATGCTCGCTTCCTTTCCAGGGAAGTCCCGTCACCAATCGGGTTGCCTATCCTTTAACCTCAAAGTCATACTTCATCGGCAAATTAAGTCGATACTTCTTTCCTAGACGATTTAGATGACCAAAAGCAGCCACAGTGTTGTATGTGATCTGAAGATCAACCGGACGAGGAAGATCCTTATAGGTTTTAAAGCCTTCGAACGAAGCCTGAACATGAGGATCGTCCTTATCGACAATCTCGATGCCGAGAGCCGTGTAGGAATATGGCTTGATCTCGGTGCGGCCTTCATCAATGATGATAGCTGTCTTGAATCCTCGTTCTTTAAGATAGCGCTCAATCACCAGGAGTTGGTCCGCATCCTCGGCTAGCATAACTAGCTTTGTGTAGTGCTTTCCGTACTCCCAGTGGTCGATCATCTTGGTAGATGAAACCTTATATGCTTCAACAGCAGCATGGGCTACCTGAGCAGCCGATTTTCCTGTTGACATCCCCAAATCTCGATTTAGGAACAAATACATGGCAGGTCGCATAACTCTCCTTTATGAATCAAGTTTTGAATAAACTCCTAGCACGTCGAATAGTTTATCTACGGCCCAAGCCAGTAGTCCCAATACGACCCAGATCTTCCACGCAGCACCCAAAATAAGTGCAGGAGCAAGAAGGGTATACAGAGCAAATGCTAGAAAAACGACCGCCGCAACGATCAGGATTTTCTTTAGTATCATGTGTTCCTTTGTGTTTCAACGACTATTTGTTTATTCATTTATTCGTTAAAAGCGGAAGGCCAGGGAATCGAACCCAGTACGGTTTTACCCGCGACGGCTTTCAAGACCGTTTGCCACCATTTGCCTACCTTCCAAAGCGGATCGTAGCCCCATTTCAGGTCCGCTACGATCCTAAGAGGCAATGACTGGATTCGAACCAGCATTGAAACGCTTTGCAGGCGCACACGTAACCGTTCCGTCACATTGCCTTGGTCACAGCCGACACCTTCCGATGCCGACCGTGAGAGTGAAATAGGGATTGCCTACCCTAAACTTCCGCCCAATATCGGTTTATGATATTACAGAAGTACCTTTTGTTAGCTGCTAAGCACACCTGCCATCCGCTGCTAACGGACGCCACTAACTTTCTCAGGGACTTCCCCGTTGATGCGTTAGCTTAGCGATGCCAAAATTGCCTTATCCCCTACTGGGTAAGAGATTATTCAGCCATTTCTAGGTATGACCGTCGCCACACCATAGCTCCTGAGACTGGATTCGAACCAGTATGTCATGCCTTAACAGGGCACCGAATTGCCTATCTCCCACTCAGGAAAGTGGTACTACAAGATCCTATGTGAGAACCATAGGATAAATAAACGTAGGCTCGGATATCCACGATCCCTAGTGATCTTCAATGTCACCGGAATGACCGGGCTATAGAGAAGTTATATTAGTCTCGTCTTCTACCTACGAGCGGAATACACGGGACTCGAACCCGCAGGGCTGTTACACCGTAAGAGTTTAGCAAACTCTCTGCTTTCCATTCGCATATATTCCAAACGTCCCTAGTGGGAATCGAACCCACAATCGCGCTTTAGGAAAGCGCTGCCTTATCCATCTGGCCCTAGAGACTTAAAACCTCCGCACCCACCCGAGAGCTACAAACTCACTTGGAGATTAATGAAGTAACAGGATTCGAACCTGTACCCGTATGCCTACGGTTATCCGTGCGGGAATATAGGTGCCAACCCTCGAATGATATTCCTCACTTCAAGTGGTAAGTCTAGAATCGAACTAGAATCTCTGGCGTTTACCAGCGAGGTTTCCAAAATCTCTTCATTACCTCTCCAGTACCCATGCATTGGTGTTGGAGTTAGTGGATCTGGTCGGACTTGAACCGACGTTCTCGATACGCTTACTAGGTTACTTATATCAGCTTAGGGGCAGGCTTTAACCCGCCTCCACCAAAGAGTTTATACGATACTCATAAACGGCCCCGCTACCAATCTAGCTTTTATTCTGGTCATTCTAGACGTGCTAGACAACGCTAGAAGACCGACTCTTATTCTGGTTCCAGGTCAGAGTTGACCCATGCATTGATTTCTATATCAAGGCTAGGAGTGAATCACCAGCGGTGATACCCTCGGGACGAGTCCCGAAAAGGCTTGCTGGAATGTTCACGAGTGAATCGTCGTCAGTTATTGACTTGTTTGGTTTAAGGTGACCAACCGCTGAATAACACTAATCGCTTCTTATCGAGTCGAATGCCTGTCAGACCCGTATCGATGGACTAGGATTTCCGGCGATCTGCCGTTACCTAGACTTGATTCCCTTTCGGGCTGTCTCTATTTGGACTACCCATCTATGCCCAATGTTGGAATCGAACCAACTACTTTCACGTTGTCACCGTGACACTCTCCCAGTGAGTTAATCGGGCGGGCATACTAAGCTGTCAGTCATTCTGCCAAGTACTCAATCTCGGATTCGAACCGAGGATCTTCTGCGTGTAAAACAGACGCTTTCGGCCTCTAAGCTAATCGAGTAGGTCCCCTCAGCCGATTTATTGGCTGCCGTTACGGACAAGGGGAGGAATTTTGACACTGTAGTATTGCGCCAAATCTGCTGGCGCTATTGAATCTGGAAGCCGATTGAAGTAGGCTCCCATGCGTTCCATAGCTCTGGCAACCAGAGCCGAGCACATAATCTGTCCTTGAAATCCAAAGTTTAGTTTGTTGCCGGTTAGGTAGCCGACAAAGACACAGAAGTCGTTGAGGTAACCATACTTCTCACCCACAACTCTGTCGGCGTAGTAAATGATCTGTGTCTGATCCAGAGGAGCGGCATGAGTACTTACTAGCGTGTACTCCACGTTCTTATACTTGCTGATGTGAGAACGAGTTGCCCCGGTTCTGGTTAGGGCCTCTACAAGGTCACCCTGATCAGAGACAATCAAAGCCGCATGATTCCAAAAGGTATAGGCCCTCTTGTCGCCACGGAAACGTATTCCTTGGCACCAGCGGATTGCTGCCCCAATCCATCTACCATGATGGGTAAGGATAAAATCCCCAACCCTGTACTTGGGAGCCTCGACACCGGCTGGATATGACTTTGATGTTTCCATGCTTTTTACGTAATAGAACCAGAGAGAATCTGCGTTCACATCATCTGGAATCGGGCCTATCCCTCACGCTGCGCAAGGTGAGGGGGACCGCCAGATGGCTGACTGTCATTCGGGGACTAGATCTTTGGTCCCTGTTTCTCTGGGTAAGATCCGGCCCTTACTAGGTTGACCAGGTGACCAACCGTTCGGGGCGAAGCGAAGTTGAGGGGATTCGAACCCCCGATCTCTACCGTGACAGGGTAGCGCTTTAAGCCACTAAGCTACAACTCCAGAAGCCCCGATGCCGTCTGTCGGCTGCTTGATCACGCTCCCTCAGGGCTTGAGGAGCGACAGCACAGTGAGACAGTTCCTATAGCAGCATGTCCGGGCTGCGGTGGGGTTCTCTCCCACCCAGAACAGGAGTACAAGGAGTCGAACCTTGCTGTTATTTCCAAGAGTTTTGGAGACTCTTCGCCGCCCAGCGGCACACTCCCAATTATGGATCACAAGGGCCGTAGGAACCACCCGCATCCATCTTAGTAGGGGCTACCTACCAACACTTTCCAACAAAATAGGCTCGCACGGGGGATCTCGACCATTCCTCTGGCTCCCCAGCCGGGGTTTGGTTTTTACGAGTAAGCAATGTCCGCCTAAGCCAATATTCGGAATCGAACCGAATCCTCACCCTTACGAGGGGCGCACACCACCATTTGTGTTTTACTGGCGCTACTTAGGTTTAATCCCTCATCGAGAATCGAACTCGAACGGCATCCTTACCACGGATGCAGGCTACCATTACATCATAAGGGAAAGACTGGGAGTTGCCCGGAGCTACCCGATGTGGCCGCTTAAGCTTATAGCGGCTCTCAACTCCCTATTTTGATCAACCTCCTTAACTAGGGGCCAATAAAGTCCGGGTGCGGAGGGTCGAACTCCGGCTTCCTCGTTCCAAGCGAGGGGTGCATCCGCCAACACTTCACCCAGGAAATCAAGACGGGGGAACCCCTATGAGGGCCGGATGTACATTCCGTCTAATCAGGATAGGAGGATTTGAACCTCCGACAACTCGCTTCCAAGGCGAGGACTCTACCAGACTGAGCTATACCCTGTAGAGCGGCGAGAGGCTTTGACACCCAACACCGCAAGTCTATTCGGTACCGGCTCTGCCGCCTCTGCGGTGATCACCAGTAGGCAGACGGGTCATGACTCCCGCTCCCTCTTACGTCTAGCTAGGTCCGTAAGTCCGAAAAGTTACATGGAGAATAGGGGAGTCGAACCCCTAATTCCTGCGTGCAAAGCAGGTGTGTTCCCATTAGCACTAATTCCCCGTGACCCAGAAGTGATTGGCCCCTCTGGGTTTACTATCATATTTACCGGTACGTTCACCAACCGAACGATAGAGCAGGGCTAGACCCCTCTATGATGAAGAACCTTTCTAGCAAGGCTTGTTGGTCCAACAGTGCCTCTCCTGGGATTCGAACCCAGACTGATACGCTTCTAAGGCGTAGTCCTCTACCAATTGGGATAGAGAGGCAAATTGTCGATCACGGCATTCTGTGCCTATCGACCCTCCTATACGCCGATTGCTTCTCGTCGTATAGAAGCCGCTGCGATATATTAGGAAACTACTCTGTACTTGGAAACCCGATCTTGGCCGGGACTTTTATGTTTCATAGTATCATGACAGCGCTTCTGACCACCGCTGAGGTGGATGCGACCAAAGGGACTCGAACCCTTATATCCGAAGACACACGCCTCTCAAACGTGCCTGTATACCAATTCCAGCATGGTCGCGTCATTCGGGATTTGAGAGTCTAAATCTTCATTTCCCTAAACGAGTATCAAAGTTATCGCTCGTTCTAATCGATTAGTGGACCAGATGGGATTCGAACCCACATCCTCCTGAGTGCAAAACAGGCGCTCTACCAATTAGGAGCTACAAGCCCAGACTACTCTTAGAGGGGATCGGTCTAAGAGGTACGGCTAGATTATATGTAACGGAAGATCCCAACCGCCGAAATGTCTGTTAAGTTCTTTTCGGACAAAGATAATCCCAACTTAACTGGGATTCTGATGACCTTGCAAGTATCATCATAGTGCTGGCCGAGGGATTCGAACCCCCATGGATTGTTTTGCCCGCTCGGGTTACAGCCGAGTGCAGCTAACCGTATCTGCGTGACCAGCATGATATAGATGACCGGGCGCATAACCCAGTAAGTTCCTTTTCCGTGTCACAGGCCGATATGTGGTGCCTGCCAGATTGACGGTAAAGTCATCGCCGTCCAGGAGCTTATTGGGCCTTACGGTCATTTCTGCCGTGCCTGGTTGGGCTGCGGATTGGCTACCGCCTGGTTCATCTATGTTTGCTACAAGACAAGTCTACCACACTTCTGGTTTTCCTGTCAAGTGCCCCTGCTCGGAGTCGAACCGAGTAGCAGAGTTTAGAAGACTCCGCGCCAATTCCGTTGGCAAGGACTGGTTGGTGGTTTATATTTGACGGCCCTTCCATACCGCTTGCTGATTGTATCACACCTTGTATTTCAAAAACAAGACCCCGGAAATCTTTCCGAGGCCCCTGGTCCTATCTTATGTAGGCCAAGGGATTTAGATGGTGCTTCCACCTCTTGCAAATTGATTATACGTCGGGTTTAAAATCAGTTCTTTCATGTCCATCTATTATCATTATAGCATACTCTATTTTGTAGTGTCAACTAGAAAGTTTTAATCTAAGGGGCTGGCACTTCGAATGTCCATCCGTTGGCAGGTGCATTGACCTTCAACCAATGGCGTTCATACCGGGTCAAATGACGACGACCGAGATAATAAGCTGCGCAGAGTGGTTGCTGTCTTTGCTTGATCCAATTCGTGTTCATCATGTCCGGGCCGGTATCATCCGGCCATCCGAGTGAGTGACCATCCTCATGCGTAATCGTAGCACACAAGAAATATTCACCATCAAGACCCGGATAAGTCCATAGATCTGGAGAAATATCGATATCGCACGAAGAGGGAACAGTCTCGGCCCAAATATCTGAAGGGGGAAGAATGGTCCCGTCCCCAGCTAGGGCCGGGAGCATCACTTGTTCTGTGATAACGAGAGAACCACAAGTCGGGACAGAAGGAATATATCCGCTCTGTTGCCAGTACTCGTTAGCCAGCGATACATCAATAGCCAACTGGGAGGGCAGCGGATCGGCCTTGACTCCGACGCACCAGAGATTGAAAGTTATCAGTGTCAGCCCACAGAGGACCCACATTAGACGCTCTCTCATGACCAATCCTCCATCGCCATCTCTTCCTCTCGACGCATCTCAAGGAACAGGGCATCAAGATCAATTTCTGGTTCGTCGGTCCAAGATTCTGCATAGACGAAGCGGCCTTGAAGATCATTGCCATCAAGACCGTTCCACCTAGAGAGGGGTCCACACACCTTCTCAATAGCTACGCGGGGATTAAGAGCCGTGACGATTCCAACTTCTACGTCATCGGCGTACACGCTATATGTCTCAGGAGCACTCATCGACCAATGCCCCTACTCTCATAATAATCCATGCGCTCTTCGAAATCGGGAAAAGCTTGAACCTCACGAGCGGCCTCAACATCATCGTAAGGGCGATCCGTCGTGTAGTTATCAAGCGTAGTAAGTGTTGCGGGGTCGTACATGCGAACGAAGTACATGTTGGCCGGTTCGTCAGGCTCAGGGTTAGCCGTGATCTCGAAAGCGAAATCGGCTGGGAATTGAGCCTCATAACGAGCCTCCATCATGGGGATTCCTGCTGCGACCAGTTCATTGAAGCGAATCTCAGTGGTTGTCATGACTTAAGTATAGCATATGTTAGGACGAATTACCACATCTAACGGTTGAGATCGGCACGGATGAGATTCTGAGCTTGTATGCGGGCAGGCGTGAAGCCCTTCTCTCCATAGGCCAGTTCGTGAACGACTCGCTCAATCGCTTCGTCGCTCAGTAGCTCGTCTACCCGGACAACCTCAACCTCATCGACCGGCGAATCGCAGAGGCGACAGTTCAGCCCAGCGAGAGTCGTCAACGATAGGGCCGAGTCCGAGCAGTGTTTCTCTGGTCCTTGACAGATGTAGACCTTGAAGATCATCGCCGGACGAACACGCTGATCGTTCGGATGCGGTCAATGGTCATATCCTGATCTGGGTGCGGGTCGTGAACGATCTCGCCTCCGTGCATCACGACCGCATGATCGACACCGCGTGCTGATTCGCCGCCGCCGACGTAGTACGCGACCGGCGGATAGGGCCACATGAAGTTCGCTGGCGAAGTCGTGCCGTCCTGATGGTGGGTGATGCCCCGGCGTAGATCGTTCGTCAGTGCATCGAGTGACCATTCCACAAGGCCGCGTTCTTTCAGCCACTCGTTGAGAATGTTGTGCTGGTTGTCGAGGTCGGTGGTGTCCGGCGCGTCTTCCCAGTCGATCTCGAAGACGCTGGCGATGCAGGCCCGCAGGCAGTCGCTCTTTTCTCGCTGCATAATGGGCTTCATCTCTCTGGTCCTTGACAGATGTAGACCTTGAAGGAGATCGGAGACTCAGGCATCGGCATGTGCTCGGTCGATTTCTTCAGGGTCGAGCCGGAGCCGGAAGTGCTCCAGCACGGCGAGCGGCTTGTAGTCGTGCCATGCATCCGCCCACGGTGCCTCATCGCTCGACGCCTTCCACTGTGCGCCGTGCTCGTGGTCTAGAACAATCTCGCAACACAGCCCAAGCGATCCCAAGAACTCCTGATTGCTCTCTTTGATTTCGATGCGGCCAATCTCGCTCATGTCTTCTCCGGCCGCCAGACCACAATGACTTCCTCGAAGCTGCCCCGGTAGATCGTCCGCTCAGTTGGCCCTGGCTCGCGCCCGTCACAGACACGCAGACACACCACCTCGGCGTCTTCACCGAACCATCCGAGGGCACCCACAACTCGCTCAGGGCCGAAGCGCGAATCGAACAGGCACCACCACCCGTTCTCGACCTCGTGGACCGGCACAATCGGGATCAACGGCAGTGTTGTTACGGCCATTTCTTTCTCCCTTGGTTCGCTCATGTCTTCTCCGGCCATCGCTTGCGATCCCAGATGATCGACGGTTGGATGACGATGCGGTCGGGACTCGTCGAGTAGGTGTGCCGGTAGAACTGAATCTCCAGCCGCAGCCTACCTAGCCGCCACTTCCAGAATCGGTGAACACTCCCATCAGCCTGTCCGCTCATGTCTTCTCCGGCCAGTTGGCTAGTAGCTCCCGAGCACACTCATCGAGAGGGACGTTCATCACTTCTTTTATGAGCCGCCAGCCGATATTGGCTTCGCGGAGTGTGATGCCCGAACACATGACGCCGCCGTCTGGATGCACCAACAACTCAATAGCCAGCCCTTCGGCTCGGGCGCGTTCGATCACGGCCAAGACCGGAGATGGCTCGGCTGCGCGGCGCAGGGTTCTATCAGCAATCCATCCCTGGGCAGCGTGCCTCGCCTCCTCAACGCCTAGCAAGTAGCCTTCCCATTTATCGTCTGAACCCTTCAGACAGTCACGGTCCGGTGGTTGGCCGTGGGTCTGCTGCTCGATGAAATCCGGCAACGTAGTTATGTCGATCGCTTCCTTTGGGTCGCTCATGTCTTCTCCGGCCAGTTGGCTAGTAGCTCCCGAGCACACTCATCGAGAGAGACACCTGCCGAGCTAGCGATTCGATTGCGGCCTCGCCAGAGATTGATCCCGAACGTCCCGGCAGAACCACCGCTCATCGTCCAGTTGATGCGGTCTTCTCGGGCGCGTTCGATTACGGCCAAGACCGGGGAAGACTCGGCGGTCAGTTCTCCTTCGAGTTCTTCTCTAATCTGCTGATAGAGAGCCTGAGCGCTTGGATCGTTGCCGTCGAGGCCGGACTTGAGGATCGTCCAGGCGTCACCGAGTGAGACGACTCCGCGCAGGGCTTCCTCGATCGACTCGCGCCGGAACACAACGAAGTCGCTAGGTGGTTCGTTCACGACACAACCCCCGACCCAAGACCGGATTCCTCGATCTGGGACTTAGCGAACATTCCGACAACGCCGTGCGGCAATGGGTCGCCGGAGCGCATCGCTGCGTGAACCTCCGCGACCATGTTGGCGCTCACACCCGAGTAGCCGAACTCTCGAAGGTTGCGAGCGATGGCTATGTAGATTAGCTTTCTCATTTCTCCTCCTTGGTTTTTTCCGGTCGATACAGAAGAAGCCCGCTACATCAATTCCTAGACGCTCAGCCACGTCGCGGTCCCAAACAATCCAGCGAAACCGAATCGGCAGGCAGGGGAACACACAGACAAAGACCGACCATCTACTGCACTTCCATCCACCGAGGCGTTCCCGCTTGACGTACGCGCCAAGCCACAGGTCGCCCGGCACGACGCCGAACCGAACGCTCGGCATACTCACGCGCAGGTCAGGCATCCTCAACGAACCGATCGCCAACGAGCAGCCGAACCTCATCGTCACCGTCGCCGCAAAGCGAGACGGGAACCTCCATCGAGACGGTGCCGTGGATCAAGTCCTCGGGGTGGCAGTTATCGACCCAGCCCTGCGCCCAGCACTCGATGTCGCCTTGGATCGCGTCACGCGCCGGGACACAGCCAGCCTCCGGGTGCAGTAGTTCCATACTCACGTAGCCGTCTCGCACGGTGATCTTCAGGCGATGGTCGCTCATTCTCCTTCCCCTTCTCCTGTAACCGGAGGATCAACCACGGAGAGCCTTCGCTAAATTTTGAAGCTCGTTGCTCGCCCGCCCCAGCCCAGTCGAGTAGCCCGTCGCGAACCTGGCCTCGTCCGTGAAGTTCGTCCATTCCTCCAACTTCTCAGGGTCGCCAGCGATCACGTCAGCTTCGGCCCCGAACCTTTCCGCTCGGCGACTGCTCTCCCTACTCTCGTCGTCAAACCACTTGGCAAGCCGCTCGATTGAGTAGAGGACAAGCTTCTCGGTCGTCGGTTCAGCCATCTGTTTCTCCTTCGCTAACCAGAGGATCAAGAGCACGCCGGGCTACATCGACTACATCGCCGGGGAACCTTGACTCGCACCCGGCTATCGCTTGGAGGGCTTCTCTTAGTCGGTCCCGTTCAACCCGACACTCGGCAAGCTCAGGTGCGCCGAACAGCCACCGGGCCAGACGATCAAGGGCCTCGGCTGAGACTTCCTCGACGCTCAAGCCCTCGCCGTCGAACCAGTCCTCAA